CGTTGAGGATATGCAGAAGATTGTGGATGCAAACGAAAAATTAGTTAAGGAGGTGAGGAATGTTGGAATTGCTACAAACAAAAAGAACAGATAAAGACCTTCTTTTGAGAATGGAAAGCCATTACTCAAAGCCAAAAGGATTCGTTGGTCGCAATATCTGTTATGCCGTATTTTACGACTCAATATATTACGGGCATATTGTTGCAGGGTCAGCCACACGTTTTTTGCCCAACAGAAATGAATTTTTAAGAATCACCATCAAAGACCTCAATAGGGTTATCAATAATATCTTCTTTAATGTTTCTCCGCCGGATGGTGGTTCATACCCAATACGCAATTTCACATCTTCTGTGGTTAAACTATTTGTCAAGCAAGTTCAAAAGGATTGGCAAGTAAAATACGGAGATGTTTGTGTTGGCTTTGAAACGCTGGTTGAGAAGCCAAGAACAGGGGATTTATATTTGAGGGCTGGTTGGGAGCTAATAGGAGAAACTAAAGGATACACTTGCAAGCGAGTTGCAGGGAATGGGACGGATGATTGGTCTGGTAAAAGAGTTTGGAACACAAATCCCGACGAATTACGACCAAAATTGGTTTTGTGTTACAGGTGTTCAAAATGACAATCCACAAAATCACCGAAGCGAGCGAATATCTTGGGGTGTCAATAAACACTCTCAAGACGCTTGCTAACAGCGGAAAGATAAAATCTTTCAAGACGACTGGCGAGCATAGGCGTTTCCGTCAGGAAGATTTAGACGCTTACATGGGAGTCGAGAAAGAGAAACAAGAAAAGTTGACTGTGATTTACGCAAGATGTTCAACGGCAAAACAGAAAGAGAATCTTGAACGGCAGAAAGACAGATTAAGAAAACACGCAGAATCTAAAGGCTACAAGTATGTTTTGATTGACGAGATTGCCAGTGGGATAAACGAGAAGCGAAACGGCATACACAAGTTAATCAAGATGTGCTTTGAGGGTAAGGTTGAACGAGTGCTGATTGAATACAAAGATAGGCTTGCCCGATTTGGTTATGAATATCTTGACGCAATCTTTACGAATCTTGAAATCGAAGTAGAGATAATGGAAACCAAAGAGAAAAAATACGAAGATGAATTAGCAGAGGATATTATGAAAATTCTCACCTGCTATTCAGCGAGGTACTACGGTGCAAGAGGCGGTAGAAAGAAGAAAAATCAGGCTGAAAATATGCCTGTCGAATCTAACGGAATTTGAAAAGGAGGTTTTTATGGCTGATGAAGTTAAGACTCCCGAAATAGTGCGTCCAGATTATGAACAGGTTCTTTTCCAAAGCAGAATTATTTTTCTATACGGTGTTATCAATGAAGCTTCTGCTAAGGAAGTTAATCAAAAGCTGATGGCATTTCGTTTAATGGACAAAGATTCTCCTGTAGTTATAGAAATTTGTTCTGGAGGTGGAGAGTGTATGGCAGGTATAGCAATTGCTGATATGATACATGATTTAGGTACCCCTGTTTATACTATTATTAATGGGTATGCTGCAAGTATTGCTACTTATATTGCTATTGTTGGGCATAAGAGATTTATGACTTCTAATTCATATTGGATGGGTCATCCTATGACTTCTGGAAAAAACGACTATTTACCATATTTGAAAGATGATTTAAAATTCATAGAACGTTTAAATGAAACTTTATTGAAAGTTTATAAAAAATATGCTGATTTTTCCGATGCTGATATTCAAAAAATGGAAAACGGCGAGTTATGGCTAAATGCTAAAGAATGTTTGAAAAGAAAAATTGTTGATAAAATTAGTTAATCCAAAGGTTGAGATGAATTTAATTAATATAGGTAATTCAGGTAGAGAATTATTTTTATTTGAACGTATAGCAGGAGTGCAGAAAGTCACTTCTGTTAAAGATTTTTATCCTTATTATTATGTTCCTCATGAAGATGGGGAATATAAAAGTATGTTTGGGGATAAACTCAAAAAAATCTTATGTTCTGACCCTAATCAAATGAGAAAGCAAATTTCTACAGACACCTTTGAAGGAGATTTGTATTTTACCAAACGCTATCTTATTGATAAGATTGATGTTATAGAAGAAACCGAACCAAAGGTTTTTTTTATTGATATTGAAATTCAAACTCCAGAAGTGCCAAGTTTTCTCAATCCCATCTATCCGATAACTTCAATTTCAGTTTATAATAATTTAGATGATGAATTGGTCACCTTTGCAGCTGATGTCAGTAAAGAAAAAATTAATTTCAAAGCTGAAGAAAAAATCCTCTTATCAGATTTTATTAAATATATTTGTGTAAACAAACCAGATTTGATTTTAATCTGGAATGCTTCTTTTGATTACCCTTATTTGTATGAAAGAGCAAAAAGGGTTTTTGGAAAGACCTTTAATTTTAGCTGTGAAATCAGTCCTGTTTATAAAGACAGAAGTTCAGAATGGGGAGATTTGATAAAACAAGAAGAACGAGAAAATCTTTATCAGATTAGTTTTCCTATTGGTATCAGTATTATTGATATGTTGCAATGGTTTAAAAAATTCACTTTGAATAAAAGAGCCAGCTATGCGTTAGACTATATTGCACAAGTAGATTTAGGCGAACAATCTGTAGGAGAATTTAAATTTAATAAGTTTTGTCAAGAGATTATTGATAAAAATATTAATGATGTTAATCGTATGATGAAATTGAATGATAAGTATAATCTAATCGGATATTTTGACCAATTGCGTAGAATGTCAATTGTCGAATGGGAAGATTTATACCATGCGTCACGCATTATAGATAATTTACTTTTAAAAGAAGCGAAAGCTAAAGGCGTATGTTTACCAAGTAAAGAGCAATCTGTAGTAGAAAATTATGAAGGAGCATTTAGAGAGGCTTTTAAAACTGGACGATTTTTTGATATTGGGAAGGCAGACCTTACAAGTGCGTATCCTTCTGTTCTTAAAGAATTTTGTCTTGACCCGTCTAATGTAACTGATAAATTTGATAAAAATATTATTCCTATAACTATTTATAATTTAAAAAGAGATGAGGATGATAAATTAATTTTAGATGATAATGGACAGGTTGAAACTATTCAAGGAGAAACTTATAATTTTATTCAAGACAATACTAAATTAGTTCCGACCATTGTTATGAAGTTGTTAGAGCAGAAAAATAATTTAAAAAATGAATTAAAACAATTAAATCCTAATAGCGAAGAATACGAAAATTTAAAATTAAAATATGATGCTATTAAAGCTATCGTTAATTCAGCTTACGGAACATTAGCCAATAAATTTTTTAGATTGTACGATAAAAGAGTGGCAGAAACAATTACTTTTTTAGTAAGAGAAGTATTAGCATATACTATTAAGCGTTTAAAAGAAGAACATAATATTGATGTTATTTATTGTGATACCGATAGCGTTTTAATGAATACTAAAGAACCTTTAACTGAATCTTTAAATAAATATATTCAAGAATGGGCAAAAAAATACGGAAAAGATTCTATAGATTTGCAATATGATTGGGAAGGAATTTTTACTGCTATATTTATTATTGCTAAATGTCGATATAAAGGACGATTATTGACTAAAAAAGGATTAACCGACGAAACTAAAGGAATTGAAACTAAACGAGCTGATTCAAGTATTTATATTAAAAAATTTCAAGATAAATTAATTGAAAAAATTTTAGACAATGAAACAGAAGCTGATATTAAATCTTGGGTTAATAATGAAAAACAGAATTTTAAAAATCAATCTATTGTAGATATTGCGTTTCCTGGTAGGATGTCGAAAGAAGTTAAGGAATATAAAAATTTGCCTATATGGGTCAGAGCGTTGCAAGCATCTAATTTAAATAAGCATATTGGAGAAAGATTTTATTGGGTGTATATTAAACCTAAATCAATCGGTAAGCAGAAGGTTTTGTATTATACATTTAACGATATTGTTCTATCTAATACTACTGCAGAAAAAATGTTAGAAAATGCTAATAACGGTAAATCTTGTTCTTATCGGAAAAAAGAATATTCAGCTAAAGAAATTAAACAAAATATTATAATTAAAGAAAAAGAAAAGGAGGTTACTACAGATGTATGGGCATTTGATTTAGATAATGTTAATAGCATACCAGAGATAGATTGGGATAAAATGAAAGAACGTAATATTGAAAATAAAATAGAAACTATTTTTAAATCAATGCATTGGGAAAATATCGGTCAAGAGAGTATTGATAAAAATATCAATGATGTTAATCATATGATGAAATGGTTTATAAAAAAAGGATAAAAATATGAAGATTACTATTGAAAAATTGTTGCGTAGCAAATCTGTTGTTGAGAAACTTATGCGTTCTGAAATGCCAGCAGCAGCTGCTTATGATGTGATGAAAATGGCTCGTGCTATCGGAGAAGAATTGAAACTTTTTGAACAGGCTCGGAAAAATTTGTTTGAAAAATATGGTGAAGAAAATAAAGAAACTAAAAATGTTCAAATTAAAGATGAAAATGTAGAAGTATTTAAAACTGAAATGTCAGATTTGATGAAGAAAGAAGTAGAATTGAAGTGCCAAGTTTTGAAAGTTCAGGCATTGGCAGATGTAAAAATGTCAGTTGTAGATTTGATGATTATGGAAGGTTTAATTGAAGAATAATAAAAAGAAAGAGGATTTTATGTATTCTATTACTTTTAAAATTGACGGTGAACCTGTATATTTTGTTGTAAATGAAAATAAAATCTCTGAAATGCTGTTTACTCGCCCCGAACATTGGGTATTAGAAGGTGTAACTAAATGTTCTTTTCTTCTCTATGAAGATTTTATTGCTATGAAAAAAGAACATAATGCAGATTTCAATTATGATTTAGAAATTAAAAAAGACTATAATAATGATTTTGATTGCGATTTAGAATTAGGAGCTTGACAATCCTGTATATAATATGTTATACTTAAATTGAAGGAGTTAAACATGGCTAAACTATTGAAATCAGAACACTTAAACGAAGAACTGTGGAAAGCTGAAAAAGAGATAAATGAAGCGTCAGGCGATGCTTTGCTACGCATTATCGCTAAGATTGTAATTCTGAATACAAAACTTATGCGTGATATACGGCATAATCAAGTCGAAATTATGAAAGCAAACGGCGTTAATCTAACAGTTACTAAAAATAAAGAGGTTTCAAATGATGCCTAAAATTGATGAGAAAATCTTTATTGAATTGTATCGTTCTGGAAAAAGTGACCTTGAATTGGCTCATCTTTTTAATACAAGCGAAAGGTCTATTCAACGGTATTCTGCAGTTTTGCGTCTTAAACATAAATTGCCAGAAAGAAAAACTCTTTTTCCCAATAAAGAGGAGTATCTTCCAAAATTTAGGACAGAACTTGAGAGTTTAAATTGGGATATTAAAAAATCTAAGTTAGATAATAAAGGTAAATCCTTTAAATCTTATTTAGTTACTGCAGATTGGCACGTTCCTTATGTAGATGTTCGTTCAGCTAAAGCGTTGTTTCAGCTTATGGACGATATTAAATTTGATGGAAATATTATTCTCGGCGACTATATGGACATGGAGAGTATTTCACATTGGTTGGTTAATAAACGCAAAACGCTTGAAAATAAGCGTATGATGATGGATTATATTGAAGGAAATAAGATTCTTGATGAATTGGATAAGAGGTTGCCTAAAAACAGCGATAAACGATTCTTTTATGGGAATCATGAATCGGTTCATAAAGATTCTGATATTTTAACAGAAACTGGATGGAAAAAAGTCACCGAGGTAACAAAAGAAGATAAATTAGCTCAGTTTGACATTAAAACAGGAAATATTACTTATGCTTATCCTAAAAAATTGCATAAGCATTTTTCTCAATACCTTATTGATGTAGAGAGTTTTTATAGTCATCAGGCTGTGACTATGAATCACGATGTTGTAATCGGGAAAGAAAAAATTAAAGCGTCTGCGTTGTTAGAGCAAAAAGTAAATCCTGAAGATTTGCGTTTAATTGGTAAAAGAAATCAACGTAATAAAGTGGTTATTTCTGATTCAATGTTGAAAATTTTGACTTGGATTATTATGGACGGTACTGTTATTTATTATAATAAATATAATAAAAATTCAAAGAAAGTTACTGTTCAATTTAAAATTAGTCGACCTGAAAAAATTAGAAAATTAATTTCTTTACTTAATGAATGTCAGATTGATTGTACAATCCAAAAAGCTTCTAAATCTTTTTTTAATATTTTACAGCCGTATTATATTAGAATTTATGGCGAGAATGCGAGGAACATTGTTAGTTATTTTGAATCTAATAAAAAAGAATTTCCTAAAGAATGGAAAAACTTGAATCGTAAACAAACTGAAATTATTTTAAAAACAATTTCGGATACAGACGGTTCAAAATCTAAAGATTCAAATAGAATAAAATGGATAAGTACAAATAAAAATGATATTGATTTGATTTCTTTTTTATGTGTCAATAATGGATTTATTTTTTCAGAAATGCAAAAATGCGGACATTCAGGTTTTGGTATCGGAAAGAAACAATACGGTTTAAATTTTTATTTATCCGATAAAGATTATATCTGTAAAAATGATAAAGTGAAAGTAAATAAAATCGAATACAATGACTATGCATATTGTGTAACCATGCCAAAAGGCACTATTATTATTAAATCAAAAGGAAAGGTGGCATTTACAGGCAATTGCTGGTACTATGACCTGCTCGAATTGTACCCTGCATTAGAAGGTTTTTTAGACCCGTCTAAAGAATTAAAATTAGAAGAAAGAGGTTATCAGGTATATCGTAGTTTGAATCATATTGAAAAAATTGGTAAATTGTCATTTACGCACGGCATTTATACTTGTGCAAATTATGTTAAAAAGCACATTGATGAGCTTAAAACTAATGTGTTATTTGGGCATTTGCATAGCGAAATGACGCAAAGTGCATGTAGTCCTGCACGAGAAGAAGCTATTGCAGGGTATTGTTTGGGTTGTATGTGCAATATGAATCCTGCTTACCAGAAAAATCGTCCTCATAAATGGACACATGGTTTTGCTATTGTGCATTTTTATGATAACGGTTTATTTGATGTTGAAATGAAAAGGATTGTAAGAGGAAAATTTATTTATAACGGAAAGGTATATAACGGTAATTGTTAATGTATATTAAAACGATAGAATTAAATAACGTCCAGAAACATGAACATCTTGTTATAAATCTTCGACAAGGTATTAATATACTTTGGGGAAGAACAGGCGCAGGGAAATCCTGTATAATTCATGCGCTTCAATGGGTTCTGGCAAACGATTTTAGTAGCGATTCTATCAGAAAAGATGGAACTAAAAAAACATCGGTTTCTATTACATTGGACAATGACGTTGTTGTTACCAGAACAAAATCAGATTCTGTCAATAGATATGAAATTAAATATCCAGATGGTAAAGAAGAAGTTCATGATTCTATCGGAAAAAGCATTCCAGATTCTATTAAAAATATTTTTAATTTGCCTATCATGTCGATTGACGGTGAAGAAGTTATTTTAAATATACAAGGACAATTTGAACAGCATTTTCTTTTAACCAGCAAAGCTACTTTTCGAAATAAAGTTTTGAATAAATTAACAGGTAACAATCTATTAGATAAATTAATTAAAATATTTAATAGCGATTTGTTAAATTTAAACAGAGATGAGAAACAGTTTAAAGAAATTAAAACTTCTACGCATAATCAAATTGCTCAAAAAACCGAAGAATTAAATCAAAAACAAAAAATTTTAGATGCCGTTGAAGATAAATTAGAAAATATTAAAATCGAACAAGAAGAAATTGATTTGATAGAAAGCGATTATAACGAATTATTAAATTTGAAACAGCAGGTAAAAAATTCTCATATTGAATTAGAAGATATTCTTATTCCTAATATTGAAGATTTTAAAATCGAAGTAGAAACTTTCGATAAGATTAATGCGGTTTATATCAACCTGCTTAAAGTAAAAGAAAATATTGAAACAGTTAAAGCAAAACAATTATATCAAATTCCAGATATTAACGACGATTTACGCAATAGTATTGCTCTTTTAGAAGAATTAGAGGACACGGCTTTAAAATTAAATAGAATGCAAAAAAATAAGATAAAGTTGAAATCAGATATAGCAATATTAACTCAAGAATTAGAAAAAAATATCAAACAGTACAACGACATGGTAAAACAAATACCTAAAATAGTTTGTCCTAACTGTAAAACTGAAATCAAAGAAGCACAAATAGAGGAAATCAAATGAAGAAATGGCGAATAATTCCTTATAAGATTGGTAAGAATTGGGATGTAAGTAATTTTTATTGTGAAATAAATCACAATAATCCGTTTATTTTTGAAATTAGAATTTTTAAATTTGGTCTTAGAATTTGTTATTTTTAAAATAAAGAAAGGAATATATGAAGATAGGTTTAATTACAGATATTCATTTCAGGGGGGTATCTCCAGAAAATCGTATAGATGATTTTTATCAGTCGATTATAGAAAAGTTTGAAGAATCTCTTGCAATATTTAAAAAGAATAAATGTGAGTTAATTTTGGACGCAGGGGATATGCTTCATAGTCCTATAGTTTCTTTAACTATTTGCGATGATATTATCGACATAATTAATAAATATAAAATACAAGTTCATGCTTTGTATGGAAATCATTGTTTATTAAATGGACATATAGAAAACTCTAAATCAACAACGTTGACCCACATGTTCAAACGTTGCGATTATTTCAATCGGTTAGTTGAGGTTGACTGCTCTAAAGATAATTTTAAAATTCCTACTCTAATTAAAGGGTATGAATATTATCATGGAATAGAATCTGATATTAAAGAAAAAGGTCTTTTTCATAATTCAGAGAATTACCTCACTATTGCTGTTGTTCATGCTATGATTACCGAAAAAAAATTAATGGATTCTGTTTTGCACATTCCATATCAAGAATTAAAAACTAACTACGATTTTGTTTTTTTAGGTCACAATCATCACGAGATTGGAATTCAGAAAGTTGGAGATGCGACAATTATCGGATTGGGTGCGTTAGCCAGATTAACTGCGGATAAAAAAGATTACATGCGTAAACCGAAGGTAGCTATTTTAGATACGGAAACAAAAAAAGTAGAAGTTGTAGAATTAAAATCAGCGAAACCATACGCAGATGTATTTAATTTAGAAATAATTAATCAGAAAAAAGAAGTAACTGCAAATTTAGATTGTTTTGTCAAAGCTTTGCAGGAAACTAAAATTCAAAGTTTAGACACATTGGGAATTATTAAAGAAATAGCTACACAACATAACGTTGATAAAGAAGTAATAGATGAGATTATTAAACGGATTTCTGATAGCGAGGATTAAAAATGGACGGATTTTGCTATAGTATAGAATATTGTGTTAGATGCGGAGTTCCTTTAAGAGCCGATGATGTATGTTATTATTGTGAAAATTGTAACAATATTATTAATTCAGACAATAAAATAGACCTGTGGAAGAAATACAGGTTACTGCCAGAAGAAGGTGATTAATATGGATTATAAAACCGAATTAGCAAAAATTGAAAAGGTAATTCAAGAACGTAAATTAGAAAAGGCTGTTTTAGCCGAGCGTTTAGAGAATCTTCAAAATGAAGAAAAAGATTTAACTACTAAGTTGTTAGAATTGGGTATTGAAAAAATAGAGGATTTACCTATTTATATTGAAAAAACTCAAGCTGAATTGAATACTAAATTACAGGAATTAAAACAGATTATTGGGGCGTAAATATATGTTACTTAAAGAATTAGAACAAAAATTAAATAATATCAAAAAAGATTGTAATTCATTAAATGGACAGATTGAACTTTTACAATCTCAATATAACGAAGCCGATTTAAAATTAGCTCATATAGAAACTGACCGTTTCAATTTTAAAAAAGCTGTAGAAATACTCGATATTGTACAGCAAACTACAAGAGCTTTAATTAAAGAAGGTTTTGAATCTGTTGTTACCGAAGCATTAAAATCAATATTCGGTAATGATTTTATTTTTGAATTGGAATTTGGTCGACGAGGAAATCTTCAAGAAGCTTATTTTCTAATTAAAAATAAAAATATTAAAGAAGCCCATGACCCCATTGGCACATTAGAAGGAGGGGCTACAGATGTAGTTTCTTTAGCATTGAGAACTGTAGTTTTAGAGCTATCACAAAAAACAAACAAAGCTCCTTTAATCTTAGACGAATGCTTTAAATTTGTATCTCCTGAGTATGTCGAAGCTTGCGGAAGATTTTTAGAAATTTTAAATGAAAAAATAGGTAGACAAATTATTATTGTTACCCATAAACCTCAGTTAAAACAATACGCTGATAATGTATTTGAATTAGAATTGAATTTGACAAAATAACCTCTGCTATGCTATAATTGTTCTATAGAACACCAACTTTAATGAGAGGTTCAAATATGAACATCGTAGACATGTATTTATTGACGGCGTTGTTTGGATATTTTCTTAACGTTATAGTGTACCTCTATGCAAAGTCATCAACAGGCATGTTCAAGAGGTTTAAACATCTTTTGTTTTTTGCGTCTGTTATTCCATACCTTAGTGCTATTTTAGTTATAATGTACGAATGGATAATCTCGGTGTTAGCTCTTATCGTAGCAGTATACGAAGAATATAAAACAATGTTTATAGATTAATTTTAAATTGAACTTGACAAAATCGCAAATAGTATGCTATAATTATAGTGTATGCAAACAAAGTTACTATTTATCGCAAAATGTATTTATTAAGGATTATCCTGAGGTGATAAAAATGGTGGGTTTATAGATGTTTTAATTGATATATTAGAAAACTCTGTAAAAAAGAATGGTGAAATAAAATTGACCAATAAACATTTATTAAATATATTAAAATTAGCAAAATCTATTGATTTTAAAATCGCTAATGAACCTTTTAACATAATGGATATAGATGATTAGAAAATAATAAAATAAAGAAAATAAATTAACAACACAAAGGAGGAAAGTATGGAAGAACAAGTTAAAAAGGGTCGTGGTCGTCCGAAAGGAAGTAAGGATAATAAAAAGCGTGTACGTCGCACTAAACAACAGATGAAGGAAGTTGTTATTAATGATGTTCCAGAAACAGTTGCAAACACAGATGTAGAATTGGTACAGCCTACTGAAGATGTTGCAACTGTAGGATACAATGTTGTTGAGCCATTAGATGAGGAGTTGGATTCCGAGTGTACGGAGGCGGCAGAATAATATGAAAGCTTATTTGTTAGGTCTGCTTAAACGGTATAGTAATTACAAAATTAAGAAAATTAAACAGAAACAACTCGTTGAATTTAAAAAGAATATGCAAGATGTGTATAATTTCATTAAATGGTTAGAAAAACAGCTTACTCGTAAAGAGCGTAAACAGTTTTGGCATGAAGTAGCTGATACTGGGTTCGTAAATGCAACATACGTTAAGCGGTTTATGGAGAACTATACTAAATAAATTGTAACTCTACGGTTGATGTGGTGATTACATGGTGACTATACGAGTAATAAACTATATTTGCGACCGAAATGTCAAGCTCTCGTCAAATCCATGAATCACGTTAGCACGGTGTATGTACGATTATCGGAGAACCGTTTCTCTGCGTTTCGACAATGAGAAGCAAACGTCATACCAATCTCGTTAAATACCTGCCCATTACCGTAGGTATAAAATTGGCTGTTCGGTATCTGCTCTCAGCGGAAAAAATTGTTAGACAAGGACAATCTTTAATCGGGTGCGGTTTTAATTTGAAAGGGGCGATATGAAAATAGAAATTAAAAATAGGTGGGACGGGAAGGTGTTGCTGTGAAGGTTTTAGTCGCCTGTGAATTTTCGGGAATCGTGCGAGAGGCTTTCCGGGCAAAAGGGCACGATGCGTGGAGTTGTGATTTATTGCCAACAGAGATTCCTGGACAACACATACAGGGCGATGTTTTGCATTATTTAAACGATGGCTGGGATTTAATGATTGCTCATCCTCCATGCACTCATTTAGCAGTTAGTGGGGCAAGGTGGTTTAAACAAAAACAGCAGGACAGTCGGCAACAGGATTCGGTGAATTTTTTTATGCGGTTAGCATTAGCTGAAATTGAAAAAATAGCGATAGAAAATCCTGTCGGAATAATGTCAACCCATTATCGCAAGCCAGACCAAATAATTCAGCCGTATGAATTTGGGCATGGAGAAACAAAAAAAACGTGTCTGTGGGTAAAAAACTTACCACTACTTACTCCAACAAACATTGTATCTGGGCGGTTGGCGAGAGTGCATAAAGAACCTCCAGGCATAAATAGGTGGAAAAATAGAAGCCGAACATATACAGGGATTGCAAACGCAATGGCAGAACAATGGGGGGCTGTATGAAACTAATCCTAACCTGCCAGCGGAAGAAGTGCGAATCAAGAATGAGGAAATTTTGCACACTACTTGGTAAAGTATCACTGTGCATGGGATGCCAACACGTCAAGGTGGAGGCGGATTGCCGAAACAGACCACAAAGAAGACGTTGCAGGCGTTGAATGAAGAGCTTAAGAAGGGCGTTAATCCTTTGCGCATCTTAGCTGTTTTACAGGCAAATATCCCGGCCAAGTTGCTTGAAGGGCATTTTGCGGAAAGCAGTGCGCACGCTTTTGGTAAAAGAGAAGTCATATTATCCGAATACTTAATTGGTGGGTAAATTATGGATAAAAACGCAAGTTATCGGATCGTAAAAGAAACATTCGAGAATGAATTTAACAAGGAGCGATTTCTTCTTTTTACGAAGAACCTTTGCAATAAGATAGACGAATCCAAGGCATTTCACGCTCATGGTTATGTGCCTGAAGTATTTAAATCCTACGTTAAGACCTATGAGCGTCTGGCGACGTATACCGACCCGGAAGGAAAGAAGATAGATATTTTGATTGTCTATCTGCAGAAGGAAAGTTCGCTTGAACGAGCTCGTACCGCTCAACGCAATTTCGTGGCACGGTATCTAAAGGATCGTGATCAGAAAGACGCCGGTTTCGTAGCTTTTGTTGCGCCTGACCCGAAAGATTGGCGGTTTTCCCTCATTAAAATGGAGTATAAGTTCAGCGAGGGCAAATCCGGTAATATTAAAGTAAAAGAAGAGTTTACCCCAGCCCGGAGATGGTCTTTCCTTGTCGGCTCGCAGGAAAACAGTCATACCGCTCAAAGCCGCCTTGCTCCTATCCTTCAGGAAGATGAGCATAATCCAACGCTTGACGTTCTTGAAGAGTGTTTCAATATCGAAAAGGTAACGCAGGAGTTCTTTGAGAAATACCAGGACCTCTTTTTGCAAGTCAAAGAAACATTGGATGATATTGTCAAAAAGGATCCGGCAATCAAGAGAGATTTTACCGATAAAGGCGTTGATGCTGTTGATTTCTCAAAGAAGCTTCTGGGGCAGATTGTATTCTTATACTTTCTGCAAAAAAAGGGATGGTTTGGAGTTGAGAGGGATTGCGGCTGGGGAACCGGGCCTAAGAACTTTTTAAGGCAATTATTTGAACAGAAGCACGGTGAATATAAAAACTTTTTTAACGATATTTTAGAGCCGTTATTTTATGAAGCGTTAGCCCGGGAGCGGGATGATGATTTCTACAGCCGATTTAATTGTAAGATACCGTTTTTGAATGGTGGATTATTCGATCCGATTAATAACTACGATTGGGTGCATACAGATATTCTGATGCCTAATGACCTTTTTTCCAATACGAGAAAAACAAAAGAAGGCGATATTGGCAATGGCATATTGGATGTATTTGATCGCTATAACTTTACCGTTAAAGAGGACGAACCGCTTGAAAAAGAAGTTGCCGTTGATCCGGAGATGCTCGGTAAGGTTTTTGAAAATCTCTTAGAAGTTAAAGACCGCAAGTCCAAGGGCACTTATTACACGCCTCGGGAAATCGTTCATTACATGTGCGTTCAGAGTTTGGTGAATTACTTGGCTACGGAGTTGGATGGTAAGGTTTCAAAAGAAGATTGTGAGAAGCTGATTAAATACGGCGAGAGCGTCGGCGAGAACGAAGCCCGGGTTGAAGAAAAGGGCGAAGAAACTCAGACCTACTATTACAAGCTTTCTGAAAGCGTTAGGACTAATGCTAAGCTGATCGATGAAAAGTTGGCAAACGTCAAGGTGTGCGATCCGGCGATTGGATCCGGTGCGTTTCCTGTTGGCATGATGACCGAGATAGTGCGGACCCGCAACACGCTATCCAGCTACATTAAAGATGCGGGGCGGACGCTCTACAATTTTAAACGAGACTGCATTCATAATTCGCTCTATGGCGTTGACATCGATCCCAGTGCCGTTGAGATTGCGAAACTTCGTTTATGGCTGTCGCTTGTGGTAGACGAGGATGATATTCGCCAGATCAAGCCTCTGCCGAACTTGGATTATAAGATTATACAGGGTAACAGCCTTCTGGAGGAATATGAAGGCGTGCGGTTGTTCGATGATAAGTTAATTACCACCGTCAACTTTGACAAAGAAAAACAGGTGGCTGATTTGAAAGAAAAACAGGCGGAGCTTTCGTCTGAGTATATCAGGCTTCATCAGGCGGATAAGTTGACCCGGGATAAAAAGCAAAAGATAGACGAAGAAATTAAAAAGATTAATGCCCAGCTAAAGCGGCTTGAGCAATCAGGGAAGAGAGTTGAAGAAAATGCGAGCCTATTTGATATATATAGTACCGCCAAGAAGAAATCTGATGAGTTGAAACGATTGCACAAAGAATTTTTTGAAACTACGCAGAAAAGAAAGAAGGATGAGCTCAAGAAGCAGATAGAAAGGCTTGAGTGGGATCTTATTGAGGCAACCTTAAAAGAACAAAATAAAACCTCTGAGCTCAAGAAATTGGATGTATTAAAGAAGGCAAATATCAAGCCATTTTTTCTCTGGAAGCTTCATTTCTTTGAAGTTTTCCAAGAGGGGGGATTTGATGTCGTAATTGCCAATCCGCCATATGTTAGTTATGGTTTGCGGGGCGGTCAGAAGATGTCAACAGCAGAAAAAGAAACGCTCCGGAATGCTTTCCCAAATTCAGCTGAATACAAGATCAGCTTATATGCGCTATTTATGGATAAAGCCATCCAAATTGCTAAGGTCAATGGTGGTATTCAGACATATATCGTGCCAGACAGTTTCCTTTTGGGGAGGTATTTCTCAAAGATTCGAGAGTGCATATTACGGCTGAACGAGATCCTGCACATTCTTTTATTACCTTATAGCGTGTTCGATGCGACGGTTGGGTTCTCTGTGGTGTATTTGTTTCAAAGGAAGCAGAAAGTTAATGAGCAACACAGTATTGTAGCACGCTTTGCCGAAAATAATGAAGTTGTTCGGCAGGGAACATACAGGGCGTTCTCTTATCCGCAAGCGTACTTTAAAAATCTTAAACATTCTAGATTTCGCCTGTTTTTTGATAATAAAACTATGGCGTTAATCTCAAAGATTGAGGAGAGAACCAGCGAACTTGGCCAGTTTATGACAGGGCGCACTGGAGTGCGAGCGTTAATTGGTCAAAAGAATATTATTTCAAAGGAGAAGAAGTCTAAGACATGGCAAAAGGGGTTAATCTCAGGCGGCCAAATTCGTAAATATAAGATTTCGTATGAAGAGGACTATATTAATATTGATCCAAAGTTGCTTAATAAGGGAGGATGGGATTACGATGTTATACATAATCCCAAACTTCTTTTGCGTCAAACTGGCGATAGCCTCACAGCCGCTATTGATTATGATGGTCTTTATCATTTAAATAACATTCATTCATTCGCTCCGAACACGAAAGAACTGGATATACTTTATGTTATGGCATTGATTAATTCTAAGATGTTTGACTTCTATTACAAATCTATAAGTTTAGAGGCAAAGCGTGCTATGGCTCAAACCGACATTGAAACGTTAGAAAGTTTGCCGATTAAATTAATAAATGAGGAAAAGCAAAATCCTTTTGTAGATATTGTAAAGTCTATTTTAAAGGTGACTGACGCCAAGAATTATTCAGAAGATTCAAAGAAGCAGGCAGAGGTTCGAGAGTATATGAAACGACTGGATCGGATAATTTATAAGCTTTATGAATTAGTTCCAGATGAGATTGAAATGATCGAGTCTTTCAATAATAAAATTGATCATGATAATATCGAAATTGGTGCTTAATAATGGCAAATAAGGATTTTTTTGACAACCAAACAGATTTAACCGCTTCCAAGATACTGATTTATCGCCAGTATCTTAGCAGTTTTTTGCCGAAGGTATTAATGCAATATGGTCGGTGTTATATGGCCGATTTCTTTTGTGGTTGTGGCAAGAACGGGCAGGAGGTGGGGGGATGATAACGGCATTAATGATAGCGGCGTGGTCTTACACACTTAGAGATGTAAAAAATGGAGATTCCACAGAGGGATTAAGCGGGTTTATTTTTCTTATTAACCTTATTTCGACAATTACCGCTGATGTGTGTATATCAAGATTACTAATTAGTTTGGCGTTTTAACCATAGCACAGGAGGGGATGATGTTATATTGTATTATTGTAAATGGGAGATACTTGTGTATTGCATCATTCATTTGCGTCCGCACCGTCACGAGAAGAAGTGCTAAACGTTATCATGGATGAGGACATAGGATATGATGATGATTGCGGAAAATTTGAATATTTTGAGGTGAAAATATAATTTGTAACTATTTCGATGGTTCGGCTTACGCTAACGCTTAAACTTGTTGAAATTTAAGCAGTAGAGTGCTGATAATTCATTTTATTTTGATAACGATTGGAAATATATGAAAATATTAATTAAAACTCATGAGGGTACTTTTAAGGTTATTAAAAATGGAATGTTTGAAAATCATATTTCCAGTTATCATAATTTTAATCATAATTCCAATTGGCAAAAACAAGGACACCAGGTAGCTTTTATTAAAGAAGATAGTAATTGGAGAGATGAAATCGACCAATATGACGTTTTATTTTTTAGAGGTTATAATAGTTTCAGGTATCAACCAGAATTTGCGGTAGAATTATTAAAAGCCTTCAAAGGTAGAAAAATTCTATATTTAGAAGGAACTGACGAAAACGACATAGGACAATATTTCGATACTATATTTGTTCCTGAAATAGAAATGCATTATAAACAATGGGTAGTTAAATATTTAGGTCAGAATAAAGACATTAGAATGATACCGTGGACAAGTCCTGAATTTGATTTATTAGATTATGGAGAAAATCCATATCATACTTCAGAATTTAAAGTAATTTATACTGGAATTTTTAATGAACGAATGTTAAATATTTTTAAAGCAGTAGCTGAAGAAGGTTATTTAACATATATAGGAGGTTCTTATTATGACGGGAAAATTTTAAGAGAATTAACAGACTACGAATTTGTTGATTTTCCAAGAAAATTAAATTTAATTAGTAGGCAGCATAGATTTATATTTGGACAGCATTTCCCTTTTCTGCGATATGCAGATGTAGCCTTAAATTTATATGCTTATGATTTTGAGGGAGCTTTAAGCTCTAAACTAACAGAGTATCTATGTTGCGGTTTACCAGTTATTTGTGAAAAAACATGTCCTAATAGATTTAGGGTTTCTGATTTCAGGGCAGGTGCTGTTGTAGAATGGAATAATATTAAAGCTATCTTATATGCTATAGAAATGATTAAAGAATCTGGTATTAGTAAAGAATATATTAAGCAGATAGCACGAGAGCATCATGACCCGTATCTTATCTGTCAAAAAATCCTCGCCTAATTATATATTTTAAGTTGACAAACCGTAGGTTAGTGTGATATAATTATAGTAAAAGGAGATTATTACTATGATTGATTTATCGCATGAACTTACGGTTTTTTTAATTACTACCTCTGGGGAACCTAATTTTAATGACGCTTTAAGCGCATTGGAAAGCCAAACGGTAAAATTTAAATTAGAAATTATTAAAGATTATTCTCCGTTATCTAAAGCTTTTCAAGAAATGCTAAATCGTTGTACTACACCTTATTACATTGAATGTGATAGTGACATGGTGTTATATTCAGATACTGTTGAGAAAATGTATAACGCTATTAAACAAGCTGATGAAAAAAGACCTTTTGTTTGTTATAGATTAAAAGATGTCCATTTAGATTTCCCTTTATTTGGTATTAAAATTTATCGAACAGCTGATTTTAAAAAATATCCTTATAATTTAGAACATCCGTCATGTGAAGTTGAACAGCTTGATAGAATGAAATTAGATGGATATATTTTCGATTCATTAAAAGATGATATTGTCGGATTGCACAGTCCTCATTGGACAGAAAGCGGTATATTTGAACGTTACTATAATTTAATGGAAAAGTTTAAATTGTATCATTATGTGTGGTTAGAAAAACTACCTGCTAAATTATTTGATATATTTCAAAAAAATCCTACTGAATTAAATTTTTATGCAATAGCAGGTGCCTTAAAAAGTATATATAGCACAGATGTAATGAACGAAGAAAAAGACAGTCGTAAAACACGACATGAATTTAAATTATTGGAGAGTTATATGCATTTGCCACATCAAAGCACTTTATATATGACTTCACGATGCAATTATCAATGTGATTTTTGTTTGCGACAATATGACGGTATTAAAAACGTTCCTGACATGACCATTGAAATGGTTACTAAAATGTTAGATAAATTTCCTTCAATTAAAGCAACCTGTATTTGCGGATTTGGCGAAACTTTGTTGGCTGAAAAATTAATTGACATTCTTAAATATTTAAAAACCAAAAAAATATTTACAGGATTAATCACCAACGGCTCTTTATTGAAAAGTAAATTGGATTCTTTAATCGGGTGGTATCAACCTAATTATATTAGTGTTTCTTTAAATGCTCATTTAAAAGAGGAACATCAAAGAATCACCAAAACTGATACCTATGATGATGTTATTGAAGGTATTAAAATGTTGGTTAATAGTCCTATTGAAGCTTATGTTAGTGCCGTCGTATCTACAGAAAATATTGATAGGATTCCAGATTTAATCAAATTTGTTCATTCATTAGGAGTTAAAAAATTACATCTACATAACATTCTTCCTCATTTCGATTGTAAAGAATTTACTAATTTTTGGGATTTAGTCTTGACAGAAGAACATAAACAGATTATTGAACAATGGAAACAAATACCAGAAGCGGTTATTGTAGATAAATACCCTACATTAATTGATAAAAATGGAGGTAGACAGACCTGTCAATTTCCTCAGAAAATGATTGGTGTAGACGGGGCAGGAAACGTCAGTATTTGTAATTCAGTATTCCCTTGTAGTAATGAAATGTTCGGTAATTTGTCAGAATATGCTTTATGGAATTCAGAAAAATTAAATAAATTTCGCATGGATTTTTCTAATAAAAAAATTGAAGCTTGTCAAAAATGCTTCAGAAATTGGTTATATCTATGAAAAATAATTATTTTACTAAATCAGAAATAGAGATATGGAACAAAGCTATTGAAGCCGTTTTAGAAATTACTGAAAACAAGAACGAATATTCTAAAATTAAGGAATTGTTAATAAATAATGAAAGTTCAAATATCTAATACCTTAAAAGACAAGTGTTATTTTTGGTACCTTTACCGTTGTTTAAAAATAAAGGAAAAAGAGGGCGTTATTTCGCTTATTGAAAAACCGTCTGTCTTTTTTGAAGAACCTTATTATGAAACTATATTAATTAACGATTATCCTGTATTCTTTGATTTAAGGGATGATTTTAATGTTACTAAAGATTTAAAACAATATTCAACAGATTATGTACTATTTAAAGCTAATTTCAGTTCAGAATTGTGGAATTCTATAAAAAATGGGCATTATCCAGATGGATTTGAATACAAATTAGCTGATTTTGAATTAGATTCCTTTTCTCATATCAGACCCTTTGCATTAGGTAGAATGTTTAAAATGCATTGGGAAGTTGATGAAATAGCCGAATTTCGCACACAATTAGCCCAGGACAAGACTTTTTTAGTAGTAGCACAATGTGGTGCAGGAATCCTTAAACTTCAAACCATAAGCCGTCTGTATTTATTTGACCTTATTTCTAAAGAGTTAGGCAATCAATGTAAGCTGATGTTTTATGACAGAGAACATTTTCAGGAAAAACATCTTATAACTAATTATAAATATTATATAAATAAATATAAAAATAATATAGATACTCATAGTTATAAACAATACTTACGTTTTCTTTCATCTGGTAAATATTCAATAAATGTACCAGGAATAGCGTTAAGTACCCCTTTTAGATTTGTAGATAGTATTATCGCAAATCAAGCAATTATAACGACTAAAGTATGGCATGATATTTATCAGAATTTTCCTGCTGTACAGCTTCCAATTTGCGGTTATTTAGGGGAGGGGGATTGGGCGCAAACAGAAAGAATTATAAAAGATTTAAATAATATAGATTATAATAAATTAGTTAATGATAGTCATTCTGTATATAGTTGGTTTTTAAGTCCTTCTGGCATGTGGAATAATCAGATTCTGAAAGGATTAAATAAATGAACATTATACGATTTTCTCATAATTGGAATCATAAATTAAATAAATCTATTTTTACTACTATTAGAAAATATGATTATAAAAAATGGAATTATTACAAAGCACAAGAAGGTAGTCCTTTTAAAGTCATGTTAAATGACACGGACGTAGGAGATGCCAAATTATTAGATGCAGAATATACTGTTTTAAAACAATTACCAATTGGATTAATCTGTACAGATACTGGAATGAATCAAGAAGAATCTTTTAGCTTATTTAAAAAATTCGGCATAGATAAACAAGACCAAGTAATTATTTTGACATTTCGTAGAACTGCAAGTGAAAAATGACTACAAATAAAAAATATAAAATATTAAGATGTATTGACCAGGCATTCTGGTGTTATTCTTTCATATCTCAAGAACATGAAAAATATACATATCATGATATGAATCATGCAATTCATAATGAAGTGCATTATAATGCAGATTTATTATATATTCATAGTTCTGATATTACACCTGCTCATGCTGAAAGTATTCCTTTAATGGCTAAACAAAAAAACGTTAAAGTCGTTGGAGCTTACGCAGGTAATCCTTTATATTGGAGCGATAGCTGTAAAAGAGTTTATTCGCATTCAGATTTAATCGTTACTATTTCTCCTCAAACTTATGAATTTGCAAAACAGAATTATCCAGCAAATCACCCTATAGTTTTTTTACCTGAATCAGTAGATAATAAATATTTCTCTTGTACAAGAAAAAAATATAACGAAGTACCTGTTATTGGATGGGCAGGTGGTGCGCATAAAAAAATTAAACGTACTCATTTGTTAGATAAATTAATATTACCTGTAAAAATCAAAAGTGATTGGAAATTACAAAGAGAAAGCGGTGTTACTACACCTGTAACAATGCCAGAATTTTATAATTCTATTGATATTTTGGTAATTACAAGCGAATCAGAATGTATGCCGAGAGTAGCATTAGAAGCTATGGCATGCGGTTGCGTTGTTATTTCTACTGATGTAGGCGGTATGAGAATGTTAATTGACCCTGATATGATTGTACCAACCTTTCCAGAAGAATTAAGTGTTAAAAGTATCAATGAGAAATTAAAATTATTATTATATTATCCAGAATTAATTCCTGCAATCGGGCAACGAAATAAAGATTTTATTGATAATTATTGGTCATGGGAAAAGAATTCAAAATTATGGGATGATGTATTTACAAATGTTATAGAAAATAAACTTGATAAAGCTATAGAATTAGCCGATAGTTATGTAAAAATTTACGATTATTGTTGGGAAGAATTGAGAACTCAATTTAAAAATGAACAAAAACAAAAGGCAAGTTTAAAATTAGCTGAATTACCTAAAAAAAGAATAACTACAGGAACCTTGATTCATCCTGAAATTAGTCAAATCGAAAATAAAAAAGCTTCTGATAAAAAAATAGAACCCATAGCTCAAATTATAGAAGATTTAAATTCAACCGATATTCCTTATTGGTTTTTACAAAAGGCATGTTTAGATTGTATTAATTATGAAGGAGAGCAAATTAATTCTAATATTATCTCTATAGGAGTAGAGAATATAGTAGATGCTATGGATTTATATGCGGATTTAAGAGAGATGCAGTATACTTGTAAAAATAGCTACTGTTTAATTCAATTAAATACTAATATTGAAATTGAGATTATTATAGATAAAAATCGAATGACAAAACCAATGGTTTGTTACAATAAACCTGTTAGAGTACCTTATCCAGTTATTCCATATTTGAGAAATATTTATGGACAAAATTACAATACTCTAAAATAAAGGTAAAATTATGTCGAAAATTAAATGTGTAAAATGTGGCAAAATGGCAATATGGTTATATATGCCTTCTGGTGGAAATGGCTACTGCGACGAATGTGTACCACGAGGCTGTACATGTGTCGGTAATCAAACTGACGAGTACGGACGTAAATTACCTTGTTGTGAATTTGGTTATGATGAAGAAGGATTTGATATTTAATCAAATATTAATTTGACAAATCCAGATATATAATGCTATACTTAAAATAGCCTGTAATTTTTATAATTACTGTTAAATAGGATACACCAACAAGATGAATAAGTATTTTAAGTTAGCTAAAAAAGTTGCATTAAAAGATACTACCGATTATAAACATTATTGGTTAGGTGCTATTGGTATAAGAAACGATGGATGCCTTGTCCACGCCAATAATATTAGAAATATGACTAATGCGGTAGATTGTCACGCAGAAGCAAGGCTTGCTAAAAAATTAGATGTAGGAAGTATTGTATATGTTGTACGGATTCAAAAATCTACTAATAATTATATGTGTGCAAAGCCGTGCGGAGGTTGTTATTTAAAATTAAAAAATCGAGGCGTTAAAAAAATTTATTATTCTATTAATAATAATACTTATGGAGTTATTGTGGTTAAAAAATAATTATGAAATTAAAAGGACATAGCGATTTCAAATTAGAATTAATCGCAGACTTCAACCGCTATATGGTTAAAAAATCAGGTAAAAGTCGTTTAATTAAGCAATATGAAAAACAACGGGAGATGAAAACATTAATTGAAAAAAATCAAGAACTTTCTTATTTATTTGAAGTTCCTTCTGTGATTATGGCTGAACAAGGAAGTGAATATCAAGAATGTTACTTTACCATGCCTTTCTATAATGGAAAAAATATTTTAGATGTTTTAGAATATGGTGACATAACCGAGCTCGATTCTTTAATTCATAAATTATTTATATATCTGAATTGGGAATTAGATAATAGCAAAGATTGGGATGTTAAAAATGCAATAATAACTAAATTATACGACATTAAAGGCAAAATAAATGACCCTAAAATAACAGAGATTATTAAATCATTATTAGGTATCGTTGAACTATCTTCAGATGTTACCGTTCCTGTTGGTATTTGTCACGGCGATTTTACGTTTAGTAATATGATATTTACAAACAAAATTATTCTTATAGATTTTTTAGATAGTTTTGTTGAATCTCCTATTCAAGATATAGCTAAAATTCTACAAGAGTTGAGATTAAAATGGACGCTATTAATGGATAATCCAAAAGAAAGAGATTTAACCAAAATAAAAATAGGATATAATTATTTATATAAAGAAATTTATGAAATTTTACACGCCTTATATGAAGAATATCTTCCTGTAATTGAATTATTTTATATGATTACTTTATTACGAATTATTCCCTACACATCTAAAGATTCTGCTATTTATGATATTTTAACAAAAGAAATAGAAAGGGTATACGATGAAAATTTTGGTTCTCCCTATAGCAGGTAAAAGCAGTAGGTTTGATAATATGCGTCCAAAATGGATGCTTTGCGCTCCTAATGGTAAGCTAATGATAACCGAATCAATTAGCGGAGTAGACCCTAAACAATTCGATAAAATAGTTGTTATCGGATTAAAAGAGCATGCTGATAAATATATAGGAGCATTTGATGCAGTCAAAAAAGAGATTGAAAATACTTATGTTTGTATAGTTAATGTCGCTTTAATTGAATCGAGTAAAAATCAACCAGACACCGTTTATCAAGGATTAAATCAGTTGGGTATTACTAACGGAAGTATATTCATAAAAGACTGCGATAATTATTTTGAAACTGATGTTTCTAAATTAATGTATAATTCTGTAGTTACGATGAATTTAAATAGATTAGATACAGTAAAAGCCAGTAATAAAAGTTATATTTTAAGAGGAGAAAATAGTACCATTGTTAATATAGCTGAAAAAAAGATTATTAGCAATGAGTTTTGCTGCGGTGGTTATTATTTCGCTGATGTAAATCAATATTATAAATATTATGAAATATTGCAGGATGAAGATAACCTATATATTTCTCATATTATCTATAAAATGATTTTAAATAAAAATATATTCTTTGTGCAAGAAGCATATTCATATATTGATTGGGGAACTAAAAATGATTGGTTAGAATGGACTTCTCAATTTCAAACGTTATTTATAGATATAGATGGAGTTATTGTAAATAATAGTGCAGGACATTTTGAACCGAAATGGGGTACAACCGAAGGAATTAAAGAAAATGTAGAATACTTAAAAGAACTTTATACATTAGGTAAAACCTATATTATTTTAACTACGGCGAGAACAGAAGAATACAGAACAATAACCGAAGAACAATTAAAAAAAATTGGAATGCCTTACGATAGATTAATTATGGATTTGCCTCATACTAAAAGAATATTAATAAATGACTTTTCAACAACCAATCCTTATCCAAGTGCTGTAGCTGTTAATTTAAAACGAAATTCTAATAATTTAAAAGAATTAATGGGAGAATAAAATGAAAATGATTGATTTTATTAGGGATAAGTATTATAAAGTAAAACGATTCATGGATAATATTTACTATTTTTTTAAATTAACTATACCTTCGTATTTTATTCGAGGTAAAAAAGGATGGGCAAAATCTGATACTTGGGAATTAGATACTTATTTAGCAAAGGTTATTTCCGATAGCATTTTATGTCTATCACAAAATCCAAACGGGCATCCAAGTGAATTTAACAATATTGAAGAATGGCAGAAGATTCTTAAAACCATCTCTGACACTTTCAATACTGCTATAAAGATTAGATATGAGTTGATGTATATACCTTCTGAAGAATTTACAACAAAAACATACAATAAGGTCAAAAAACAATTTAAATCATGCCAGCATATTCACGTTATGACAAAACAAGAAGTTCTTAAATATGAAGAAGGTTGGAAATTATTTCAGAAATATTTTAATCATCTTTGGGATTAAACATATAGGAGATTAGAATGATATTCAAATTATTTATATGGTTATTGATATTAGCTATATTTCATGCTTTATGGGAGATACAAATCGAGGACAAAGAAGGTTGGGCTAAAAAACTTCCCACGTTTAGAATTAATGTTTTTATGACAAAATTATTAATAGGAAAAGAAATTACAGGTTATCATTTATACATGTTAGCTCTTTTTATTACTATTTTTCATGGTGTATTTTTATTTTTAAAATGGTCATGGAAGATTGAATTTTTAGTACTCGGTCTTTATAACATATATTTTGTTATTGAAGATTTTCTATGGTTTGTATTTAATACAAAACACTACGGAATCAAAAAATTTAGACCTGGCAAAATAGAATGGCATAAACGATGGTTTTTAGGACTTCCCACCTCGTACTGGATAGGTATTATATTTAGTATTATTTCTTTTATAATTGCGTTTAGCTGTTGACAAAATATTCTCTAAAGAGAAAGAAAAAAATGAATATCGGAATTATAGATGCAGATTTGATAGACGGAGGAACTTTATTTCCAAATTTAGCATTAATGAAACTATCATCATATTATAAATCAATATAAACAATTAAAATTTAAGATATAAAATATAAAAGTAGAACCTTGACAAAACCGCTATTTTTATGCTATACTTATAATAGAAAGGTATGGTGCAATATATGCATAAAAAATTAGAAGCTATATTGAATTCTGCATTTCCAACTTATAGCGGTATTAGTTTTAGAGTAGACGGAATAGCCTCAGAACAAGGATACAAAATAGCAATTTTAAGAAATAATAAGGAGATTGATAAATTTTTTATGTCGCATTCTGCAGTTTACAGATTAACCCATTGGGATAAAAATGCCTAATACGGTAGGAATTATTTATACAACTTTTTTAAGAAATGAACTTGCTGAACAAACAATCGAATCAATTCAGCCAAGTTTAAATAAAGATGTTTATTTATTCATAGGCGACCAAAACAAAGAAAATAATAAATGTTTACCTTCGCCTAAATGTAAATTTACATTTTATTATCCTTTACCTTATGACTGCGGTTTAAGTTATAGCCGTAACTTTCTTGTTAATAGAGCCGAAGAATTGCGGTGCGAATACTGTTTATTAACAGCGGACAGTATTTGTTTTGTAAATAACTATGATTTTTCTCCTCATATCAATTTTTTAAAAGAAAAGGATAGTAGAGCTATTATCGGATTTGAGATTTTAAATAGGCAATCTTATGAATACGATTTAGAATTAAGTAATAAATTCGATAAATTTGTATTAATAGAACCTCGCCGACCTAAAATAAATAATTATCAACCGTGCGATATAGTAAGAAATTTTTTCATAGCTAAAACAAGTGTTTTAAAAGAAATCAAGTGGGATAATAATTTAGGATTGTGCGAACATGAAGATTTTTTTTATCGTTTAAAACAAAAAGGGTATGAAGTTTTTTATACAAATGAATTACACGCTTCATATTTAGACCACAAACCAGAAGAATACAAAAAAATGAGAAATCGCTTATATGGAGAATTTAAAGATAGATTAAAAAACAAATATAATTTAGATAACATTGGAAGCTGGATATTATACAATCATAAATTATCCAAAGAAGATAGAATATGAAAATACATAATCCTCTAATGTTGATTTTAGCTATTATTCAATTAGGAAGTTGTTTTTATTATATTGTGAAATTAAATAGTCCAATGTTAGGCTGGATTCAATTTTTTTATGCAATTTCTAATATTTTGTTTTCTTTAATGAAAGGTTTATAGTGAAACATTTTATTGACATTTTAGCTCTATTAACATGCAGCGGTTTAATTAGTCTAATTATAATTCTATGTTTTTATTATCCGCTTTGGCGTGATGGTCTTTTATGCGCCTTACTACTTTTTTGGCTCTGTAAAGCCATTAGTTGCATAGAATATTAAAAGGAGTATATTATGTCATCTTGGAAGATTTCTTATCGCATAGAGCAAATATGTAAAGAAATGGGCATTAATTACAAGTCGCCTTATTTAGAAAAAACTAATTTTCACGATGATGCTATGCGGTTAAACGAATTATATTATCAAATTAAACAATTAGTAGGAGAGATAGTAGAAATCGCAGATAAGCATGGGGCAACTGAATTGTCAGCTTTACTTTGGAACGATATTAAATTATTAGAAAATGTTGACCACGATTTAATTAAAATAGCCACGAAACTAAATAACAAGGATAAAGAAAATGCGAACTAAAGAATGGACGATTGGAATATTTCTAACTGTTTTATTTGGTATATATTTTTATTCATTAGTTTGTATTATTATTTTTATACTACAGGAATTAAATTCGGCATTTTTGAAATATGCTCAAACATTAATGTAAAAAAAGGATGGATATGAAGCACGAAAAGAAACCTAAGATTTATAATCAAGCGAAAAAGAATTTAGGAAAAATTAAAGAAAAAGAATTCTTAGAGGAGATTGAAGAATACACAATGCAATCTTATGATGACGCAAATTGAACAAATTATAATTCAAGGAGGGGGAAGTTCAATAAAAGAATTGATGGATGATAATCTTTTTGAGAGATTAATTAATTCCTGTTTATTAGGAGTTAATTTTTCTTTTAGAGATTATCTTCCTACGGCTCTTTGTTGTGCAGATTTTAAATTTTATTCTGGGAAAATTAAACCTATTTATTATAATAATAAGTTAATAAAAAATGCTTATGACGATTCCTTCAGAAAAGAATTAAAGAATCTTCCTCTTATCATAGCTCCTGGCAGAGAAGATTTACTTAATAACATCACAGAAAAAAACGAAAAAGTACGAATGGATAATACTTTATTTTTAAATTATTTAACGGCTCATCAATATTATGGAAAAAAACAAAATAAAGAAAATAGCATTTACGGGATAGATTTAAGTGGTATCTGGGCATTGGGGGTAGCTTGTAAATTAAATCCGAAAGAAATCTATCTACTTGGTTTTGATTTTGGTGATTTTGGAAATGGTACGCATTATTATAATCATACTAAACATCGTGGTATAGGGGCAGTTAGTAGAGATTGGTATAATAATAATCAAGCAGACTATTATTTTATGCCTTTTGTCAAAGACTACAGTAATATTAAAATATACAACGTAAGTTTAAAAAGTAAAATAACTTGTTTCGAAAAAATCAATAAAGAATCTTTTTTTAATAAAATAAAAAGGCTTCCTAACAATTTAAGTCAGGAAGCCCTTCGTAAACAAATTTCCTATCTTCTTACACCGTACTTAACACAGCATTCGTGTTAATCTTAACAAACCATCTGTTAGCTGAGATAGCAACCAATGTAACGCTATCTTCTTCCGTAAGAGTAATTCTATTATTACCTGCTAAATTTAGAGTATCTCCTGAAGCACAAACGACGGTAACGGCATTGGCACTATTAACAGTTTGAACATATATCGTCATTTCTTGACCTAAAACTGTACTCGCATCTGGCAAATTAATAGTAATAGCATTAGAGGAAGTATTACATACAATCAAACTATTAGCAGCGGTGGCATTTAAGGTTGCTGCAGTTTGTGTTGTTAGCTTATGTTGAATACAAGCATTTCTTACTTGAACTGTTCCTTTTGTAGAATGATAGGTGGATTCTAAAATTAAATTTCCGCTGGCTGCGGTATCTCCATAAAGTGTTTGTCCACCTGCTCTGCCATTAAGAACTGCAAAATTATCATCTCCATAAAGAACTGTTCTATCTGCGTCTGTAACACTATCGAAACTTGTACCGTTCCAAACTACCGTATTCAAATTAGTTCTTGCTGCAGATTTTGAAGTATAAATATCGACTTCTCCAGTACTATCTGCTTCAACATAATAGGTATTGGCAGCCTCGCCTTCAAAATCGACAATTAATGTTGATTTATAATAATAAGTATGATTAACTATCATTCCACCTGTAGTATAAACTAATGTTTTAGCTACTTGAGAAGCAGTTAAACCTCCAGAAAAAACTCCGTTTGAGTAAGTATCAACAGAAACGGCTAAATCTTCTATCTGACCCTCAACAGAAGCTAATCTAATATCTAAATTATTAAAATTACCTTGTACTGGAGCTGCTTCGGCATCATTACCTGCGGTAATCGTATACGGCAATGTCATGTTAATTCCTCCCTACGTTGTGTTAATTGTTTTCTTTCAAAATGTGTTAAAGCCTTAATTGACATAGGCAAACAGAATCTTAACACTAACCCTACAATTGGAACATTCAATAAAAATCTGACTGCTTGTGAACGTAGCGGAACATATACAAACCTACGATTAACATTCATATACGTTGCCCTTCTAACGTTATGTCTGAATTCTTTCGGATTATAAACTTTGTCTTTTCTATATTTGATTATCATAATTTTATTTCCATTGATGACCGTCGTTCCATTTAGTACCATCATCCCAAGCAAAAGTTCCTTTATCTTCAAATTCGCTACTGGCTATTTTTCTTTTTGCGGCTCCTACAATAATATACGCATATTTACTTCCTATAGTTTGAATCAACGTTACAGGCTGTTCTACCCGTCTTAATCGAGCAGATACCCCTTCTCCAAATTTAATATGATATAAAATATCTCCGTTAGCTAATTCAACATTACACCATCCATAAGTTGAATCTACATAAATAATAATACCTTCTAAAGTAGATTTTTGATAACTAACAGTTCTATCAATCGCCCTGCTTACTCTTTTACGACTTCTCATATTATTAATCCCCCTTTGATTACATCGCAATCTTCTTTGCCTCTTGTGTACGAACGAGTAATTTCAGTTATGTAAATTTTATAAGTATTAGCAGTATGGGGATTATAAACATCTATAACATCTCCAATCTGATGAGCCATATTTGAAAGAATTTTAAGTGTAGGTATATATCTAAACCATTTAGCTTTAGTTAATTCATTTTCAGCCAATTCGCTGCATTTTGCATAAGTAGTAACAAAAGGATTATCTATAGTTTTCTCAACTGTTCCATATTTTAACTGCAAATCGTCATCATCTGCTACAGCGGTAATAGTTTCAGGTACTGCATCGCCTACAGGTTTTGCATAAATATCATAATAAAAATTTCCAACCTGACCTAAAATTGTAATAGCCATAGAAACAACGATTGCTAATCCATTAAAAACTGCCATAAAACCAAATAAAACTGTCCACATTAGAGCAGCACTCATCAAAACATACAGAGGGGTAATTAAATTAGAAACATTTTGAGTTACCACACAATATGTTTGTTTTCCTGTTCCTGCGGTAGATAACGATTCGCCACCACCAAAAAAACGATTTCCACAGCTATCTTTAATATCTAATCTCGGTTCTACACAATATAAAGAATCATCTTGAGAAAAATGAAAATCGAAAGTTGTAGATTTAGAAAACCATCCTGCTGCGCCAGAAATATAACCCATATATTCTTCATCGAAAGTTGTTTCTGCTGCAGTTGGCGTTTCTCCAATAACAGTTACTTTATTAACTAATTCTTTATCTGTCCATTCATAATTAAATTCCACAATATTAAACGCAGGAGATTTATTAGCTGCTGCGGAATCTGTTCCATCTTGATAATAAGTAAAATTTGTAGTAGCTTCATAATTATATTCTTTAGCCACTAAATTACCAGATTCATCAAACATCGGAAAATAATTAAAAGGTTGATAAATCTTAAATAAAATATCCATTACATATTCATCAATAAATTGAACGGTAATAGTTTCATTTATAGTAGGTAAAGTAGCGTATTCTTCAGCAGCTAATCCCATATAATTTTGAGCAATATACGCAGCGATGTAAGAAATGGTTTTGGATTCAAAAAACGGAGTAGTAACTTTCTTTTCAAAATAATTTTTGCTTTTATCAAAACATTCAATACGATAAATTATTTGAGAACCTCTTGAATAATTAGATTCGCCGCTTGAAATAAACCCATAAAAAGCATTATTATATTCTCCATTATTTCCTTTTTGAATAGTAATAATATTATTTTCAGCAAAATAATCATGCCATAAAGAACTATAATTCAAAGGGTCAAACAATCCTAAACTGTCTGATAAAATTAAAACAGCTTTATTGGCAGAAAACTCATCTGTTTGTTCAATTGTAAAAGATTCTACATAAGAACTTACATTAATTTGTGCGCTTAAATCTTCATCCCATCTTAATTCATAAATATTATCTACTTGTCTTTCCCAAAAAGCTTTCAATCTACCATCGGAATAATTTAAACTACAATAATTATCTTTAGTATTTTTAGTTAAAAAAGCCCCTGCCGTCCAAGTAGCATCGTCATCTGATTTTTGATAATAAACTCTTTGGTCTACAACGTCGGTCGATAAAATATGCCAACGATATTCCGAACTTTGAAAAGTATTATAAATAACATTTCCTTCCTCGTCGGCTGATAAACAACCTCTATAAGCTAAAACTGGTCTGGCATAATATAAATCTGGAAGAACTTTACTAATAGAAGAATCTATAGCAGGGAACACAGAAGCATAATCAGTTGAACTTATTTCACTCCAATAACCAATCGCAGCTTTAGTTACTGTATTAATTGCAGTTAAAACATAAGATACCTGCGTACCTACATTATCAGCGGTAGTGTTTTGAGTAATATAAAGTCTATTTTCATTATTTTTATAAAACATAGCTACAATAGCAATTCTTTTCTTATTTGAAATATCTGGATTAGGCAATAATCCGTAAGAATTTCCAATAGCATTAGACCAATATTCTATAAAACTTGATGCCGAGGCTCCTATTTGATAAACTGCAATTCCATTATCATCAGACGCATTAACATCTCTCGCAGCAACATACATAATATCATTTGTTTCATCATAAGTAGCACCTTGATAGCCGTAATCGCCGGCTATAGCAGATTCATATTGATGAACCATTTGATAAGTTGTAGAACTTCCAATAGTACCTGAATGCAATAAGCTTAAATCTGCGACACTATATACTCTGACTGTGGGATATTCAATACTACTTCCTGTCTTTACAAAAAATACTATGTAACTATCAGAAACCCAACAATCATCTCTGTAAGGAAAAGCACTTACAGTTAAATCTCCTGCTAAAGAAGTGGCAGAAGAAGCTGATAAATCTATTAAACCAAATAAAACGGGTGTATATTGAACGCAAGAATAATAAATTTTATTATTCTTAATTCTTAATGATTTAATATAATTATTTCTTGTAGCTGGTGTGGTAGAAGTTGTATAATTTGACCATGAAACAGAACTTTCGTTATAAACAATTAATCCGTTATCTGTTGTTCCTACCACCATTACATTATTATCGGGGTCATAATCGAAACAAGTAACACTTCCTGCAGTCATTCCGTGGTCGGATAACAAATGATAAGTATAAGTAGTATTAACAATATCATATTCAACAATCCGATAATTAGTATAAGCATCTCCTGTTATAAATAAAACCCTGTCATTTTCATCATCTGAAATAACAAATCTATTCATCCCGTAAGTTGAATTTTCATATTCATAATTTTGAATTTGTTTTTCAATAGTATACGATAAATAACGTTCAGATACAATATCAGTAATAGACGGCAAAATAGCACTACCTTCTCCTGCAGCTAAAACTGTTTGAGCATTAGGTGTTGACCACGTTGTACCTCCATTTGTAGAATAAATGGAATATACATTTTTAACAACAGGAGAAGCTGAAGGTTCTGTAACATATTCAAAAACTACCCATATTTTACCATTAGAATCATAATAAACACAAGGATTATAATGATTATTAGCTAATCCTGTTTTAGTAGTAAAATCAACCTCTGCATTCCATGAACTAAAATCAGCCGAAGTACGATAATAAATTTTACCGCTTCGTTCATAAAATAGCCAATAATTAGTTCCGTCGCAAGCGATTGAAGGAGTTTGACCATTAAAACTGCTATCAGCAAATGCGGTTACAACTGTTCCATCTGCATCAATAATCCCATAAAAAAGGTCTGTGTTATTACGAGAAGCTACTACCGCTAAATTATTACTCGATTTTAATTGAACAATACAAGGATGGGTATAATTATAAGAAGCATGGTCTAATAATAAAACACTACTTTCCCAAGAAGTTCTGGCTAAATTAGTGCATTTATAATAAGTTTCCCAATTAAACTGAACAGAATCATATTTAGAATAAACCATAGACAGACGACCGTCTGTATGCAAAATGGTTTTAGGATACCGTTCAGAAGTTAGAGTAGTTTGAATCGTTTTACCTTCAAACGGAATAGAATCATAATTTCGCTGAATGTAAACCCTGGAATTAGGTTTTCGGTATTTATTAGCTAAAGCTAAATACTGATTCTCGCTTAACGTTTGCATATATATCCTACCTTACATTAAACAACTTTTAATAAAAGTTCAACCATAAATCCGTCGCTATCCAAAGTAGTTCTGCGTTGCGGAGTAGGCATATCAACCATAACTACGTTATATGAAGTACCGTAAATATCAGTAAAAACATAACTTGTATAATCAGCCTCATATTTTGTAATTAAAGTGTCTTTATCCGCTTTAGATAAATTATTCCATTTAAGCCAAATCGTTTTATCAGATGATTGAACTGCCCAATGCTGTGTAACGGTAGCAGTCAAGGTAACAACATCAACAAATTTTTTAACTGCATGAGGGTCTAAATATTCAGTAGGATTGACATTAGGTGTCCATCCATCTAATGTAATATAAGCATATCCCGAATCTAACATATTAAAATCCTTTCCTTACAAATTACCAGTACCTATTTCTTCATTCTCTAATATTCTGGAAACAGTATCTTTTATAACTGCGCCTATTTTATCACCTATAACTGCCATTGTTTTTTTCTCATCAATTGACATTCCATCTAAATTAAAAGTAACATTATTAACAATATTAGTAACTTTAGCTTTAACTGTACTGCGAGTAGTAGCGTCTGACGTAGAAGCAGGAGCCGATGAATATGCTTGACCCATAGAAGTTTTTCTACCTATTCCGCCCATAAGAGAAGAAGCTAATAATCCAACTCCTAATAATTTTCCAAAATTTCCTCCTGCGCCAAAGAAATTATCAAAAAAACCTCCGCTTTCTCCTGTAGCAGCAGCGGATTTATAATAATCAGCAGGGGCTATAGGAACCGATTGCATTCTCTCTGGAAAACCTGCCATCGGTGCTGCTATAGAAGCCATTTGCATATTATTAACTGGAGCATAGCCAGCAGACTGAACTGCCGAAGTAGTTAAAACTTGTTCCAAACGAGCAATATTGGGTGCAAATCCTCTATTAAGAGCATTTTCTATATTTAATGAACCCTCTGTAAAAACTCGTTCTAATCTAATAGTGTCTAATGTTTGACCTAAAGCAACATCTAAACCTGTTAAATTCATAATCTGATTAACTAATCCCTCTGATACTGCATCATAAAAAGCGTCTTTTAATCCTGTGCGAACATTATCAAAAAAAGAACTTAAATCTCCTTCTTTTAAAGCATCAGACAATGAAGAAGAAAAAATAGACCTAATTTGTTTAGCATTTTCCATTAAAATTTTATTTTGTTCGGCTAACAAATCTAATCGAGCTTCTATTAATTTATTACTTTCTTCATCTCCTTGTACGATAATTGACATTAAACGAACTTTTTCTGCAGCTAATTGTAATTCAGTAGCCCCGTATGTTTTCAAAGTTTTCAATCTTAAATTCATATCTTCTTCAGTTAAGATTACATCTACCGTTCCTTCACTTTTTTCTTTTAGTTCTTTTTCAATAGCCTTTTTTTCTTTAGCTAAAGCTATTGTTTTTCGCAGAGATTCATAATATCTGTTTACTGCTTCTGTTGATGCTCCAGACAACGTATTTGTATTAGCAAAGATTTCATCATACATGTCTTTTAGAATTTTATCAGCTTCTTCTATGGTTATATTTCCTTGTAAAATTTCGTCATATAAACCAGCCGTTCCTCCTAACCAAACTCCAATTGCTTGAATTCCTGCGGATGCATTCTTTCCAAATTGGCTGATAGCTGCAGATGTTGAAATAACATTTGGTAATGCTGCAGATAATTGAGTATTTAAATCTTTTAAACCTTCAGTAAAATCTCCTACGCCAATAAATCCTGCAACAAAACTTTTCATTAATTGTTCAACATTTTCATGAAAATTTTCTATTTGAACTTCTGGAGTATTGTTTCGAATTTCAAGCAGTTTTAATCGCATACCGTCAGATTCGGTAACAAATCTTTTAACGTTATTATTTAAAGTTTCCAATTCAGTAATAAAAATACCTGCTTGTCGTCTTGCTCTGTCACCAAAAATACCTTGCAAAGCTTCTTCTGCTTGTTTTGTACCTATTCCATAACTTTGAATTTTTGTAATTACTTTATCAAATACGTCCATCCAATTTATAATTTCATTAGGTTTAAAAGTTTCTCCTAATAAAACCTCTACTTTATCAACATGTTTAACCATATCATCTAAAATACGTCCGAACAACGTACCTGCTCTACCGCTTTCAATTAAATTATCAGAAGAAGTGGCGATTACCGCAATGGTTTGTTCCATAGTAAGACCAAATCTTTTAGCTTGCGCTCCGACGTTTCCTAATGCTTTTTGTATTTCCGATAATTCAACACGATGATTAGACCACGCAGTAGCTAAAACGTTTGTTAATTTTTCCATCTTTTCTTCTTCGCTATTTACACCTGATATACTATCACCTAATACATTATAAATACCTGCTACTGCTGCGCCTACCGTAGCTACCTCTCCCCATGTAGCTTTTGCTAATTCAGCAACTTTAACAGAACCATCTAAAGCCACTTCAACTCCTATACCTGCAGTTCCTAAACGATAAAAAGCTTCTGTTACATCTTGAGCAGAACCTGCATTTGTACGAGCAAATTGTTCGGCTCTTGCTTTTAACATATCCATAGAAGTAGCTACTTGTTGTGCAGTTCCATGTGCTACCGCTTCTGCACGAGATAAACCAGTAGATAAATCAATCATAGATTGAAAACTACCTTTAATCGTACCTGTAATACTATTTAAAAGAAATTTAAAAGCTGCCCACATAGGAACTACAATAGCTACACGAGCTAAAGCTTTCGTGTACGCATTCATCAACGGATTGGCTTTTTTTACCGCATCATTTACATTAAGAACAGAATAACCTACTTTTTGAAATTGTGTTCCAGCCTCATTAAATGTGCCTGACATTTTCAACATCTGGGTATCATTTAATTTAACAGTTTTAGTAACTTCTTGAAAAGCAGATTTAACACCTGCTCCTGATTTTTCTAAGGTTTCAAGTTCTTTGATAACTCTTTGAGAACCTTGCATTTTCATTACAAATTCAATAATATGTTGATTAGACATGACTTACCTCTTTTTCCTACGCAATAAAGAAGGGATTCCTAATACTGGCTGTTTTTTTTCTGCAGCTTTATCAATTTTATTAGGTTCTTCTTTTTTAACTGAACGATAATATAAATAAGCGTCTGTTTCTATATCATCTTCAATAACATCAATAGTAATATAAGGTTCATGCGAATATAAATCGCTATATAAAGAATGATATATACTTAACCAATATAAAAATCTTAATTGCAATTTACTAAAATTATTAATATTTTCAAATAAATTAATGCCATTAATTTCAGAACTTTTAGCATATAACAATTGCCAATCTGAACTTCTGGCTAATTTGCGGAGAATTTTTTCCATATTAGAATAGCAATTTGTAAGTATAATTAATAGCCGAAGTTGTAAGATTTATGTCGGTAGAATCTATAAATTCTTCATAATTTTTAAAAACTTTTTCCCATTTATCTCCATTTTGTTTTTCAAAAATACAAGCAGCAAAATGGGTTATCATTATTTCAGTAATTTGAGCTTCAATGCTGGTTTCTAAATAATGAACTTTTTGCGACATTTTATAAATAAAATCGTTATTCAATTCAGTAATTAATCTTTTAATTCTATCTCTATGTTCTTGCTGAATTTCAGGAACTAATTTTAATTGAAGCTCTTTAATTTCTTGTTCAATATTTATAATTTCTTTATTCAAAATAGTAATATCGACACCTTGTTTTTCTCTCAATTCTTCTATCAATTCAGCTTCATATAAAAACCCATCACGCTGTAATTTATGCATGGTAAGAAGCCGTTGCTTATTAATTTCTTGTTTTTCTCTAATGGTAGGCATGCGAACACGATATTTATTATCGGTAGCATCAATCTTGAATTCAATAGAATTACTTAGAATTTCAGATTCTAACTGCGATAATTGCTCAATCTGTTTAATTTGTTTTTCTAATTTTTGTTTTTCTTGTTCTTTTAAAATTTCCATACATTCTCCTTACTTTAAAATAAAAAAACGGAACGATGCCTATTCAGTAGGCTCTTTCCGCTTCAATGAAAATAAGCTACCATCATGATATGCTTTTAATAAAGTATAAATATCTCTAAATTCTTCATAAAGAAGATTTTTAATTTCTTCTTTGAGAATTTTGTCATCTTTAATAGTTTCTATTCTTTTTAGAGTTCTGCCTACAATACTTCTGGCTTTAGTATCTAAAAGAGATTTAAAATAGCCTTCTTCAATTTTCATTTCCATACCATACCTCACTAAAATAGACTCTCCTACCCTATAATACAATTATACCATATTATACTGTGGTTTGTCAAGTTAATAGGCGAGGAGATAACCCTAAAATCATGGAATTATCTCCCCACCTATAATAACTTTTAAATTAATTAAGCATTAATAATCGCTTCAGAATCTGACAACGTAAAGCCTTCACCTTCAAGAGTTAAATCACGATTCGTATAACCGTCGATAGCAATCGCTGTTTTAACTTCTGTAGGAGTACAATTAGTAACTTTCATACCCCAAGCGAAAGTCGTTTTTTCATCAGTTGTAAAAACTTTCAATCTAAAAGTCAGATTGTCTAAATAATTCTCAACATCAATATGACCAAAGTTTGCTGACTGCCCTAACAACAGTTCTTCCAAAGTATAACTTTCAAGCAAACGAGGCAATGTGATTGTTACGGTCTGGTCTTTAACACCACGCTGCACAACTTCTTTATTTCCTACTTCTTTCCAGTCCTCACGTTCAAAGCGAACATCAATAGAACAGCTTTGAATTCTCGTAAGTTCAGTAGAACCAAGTAACAATTGAACATTATACGCTAATGTTGAACCTGGGTCTGTATCATTATCAGTCCACAAAGCTTCTCCTGAAATGTAACTTCCAGAAGTATACCAAACTTTGTAAACATCAGCGAGAGCAGCAGCATGAACAGTCAAATCTCCTGCTGCATATTCCCATTGATTATCTCCTGTACCTGTTACTAAATCCGTAGTAACGCCAGCACGAATTCTGGTAACCCGAAACATATATTTTCCAGATTCTGCAGCATCTTCTACAGGAGCAGGGTCGTTTAAAGTAACGGTAAAATCATCGGCAACTAATTCCCCTGTATCAACAGTTATTTTTTTATAAATAACATATTTATTAACTCCCTGAAAAGCGTGGGCAGCGTCGCCTACTAAATCAAAACTGCGCTCAATCTTCGAATCAGGGTCTGAAACATTGATACTAAATCCTGCGACACGAAGTTTAGGATACCACAAGGTTCCTAATACGGTTCCATCGTCATCAGTCAAAAATGCAAGAAAATCAGTAGCTGCATTTTTAAAACTCGCATGAGTCATGTCAGTAGAATCGGCAACATTAGCCAACTGTTCAAACAAAGACAAATTCTGACCTTCATTTTGCGTAATGCGATACGCAACAGTCGGAGTTTTCTTTGAATAATCTACTGCACCATCACGACCAACTTCTTTGTTCTTTTCTCGGTTTAACGTAGCAGTAGGCTCTAAAGACTGAATACGGTCTACTTGAGCTTTGTCAACTACCGTCAAACTCGGTACCGCTTGTACTGCGAAATTAGAATAATGAATTAAGCTGCTCATATCCTCACTCTCCTTTAGTGATAGATTTTAAGGATTTTCGTTCTCCAATAACTACTAATCCTTAGATTGTAAAATTTCTAACTGTTTACCACGTTCCCTACAGGTGGTGCGGATTGATACAATTTCCTTACCTTGCTGAACTTGCGCTTTATCTATGGCATCAAGTTTCTGGCAAATTTTTTTTACATTTTCCTCTAAATGTGCTAAATGATTATACGTTAAAACATGAGTTTTAATAATATTATAAACTACAGCACTAATCGTAATCATACCTAACAACAGATTCAAAAACAATAATGCTTTATCCATAAAATTAAATCTCCACTTTGCTGTTTCTAACGACTACAGTTAATAATGCTCTATGTCTATCCGTTTTATCTAAATCACTCTTATTGACATCAAAATTAATAATGGTTTCATTTAAAGATACACAAACAATTCTTCCATTAGTCACCGAACTTGAAACACCATTAGTAACTGTGTATTCTTTATAATTCCAAGATTTCTTTAGCAATCCGACCAGATAATCTTTAAGGTCTAATAATTGCCCTTCACCTGTAGCAAAAATATCAATTAAGAGTGTAACTTGCCTGATAGTAGCAAAACTTCCTAATCCTGCTCTCTCGTGTGTATTTAGACCACTACGAATCGTAATACAAGGTAAATTAATTCCTGAAATTTCTGACCAACCACGATAAACATTTACAGTAGGAGATGTCCAATCAGTATTTAAATTTGTTTCTAAATAATCTTTAGTAGAAGTTTCATAATTTCTAACTGGTCTATATGCGCCCATACAATTTATCCTTCCTGAATATTCAATAATGTTGCTAATCTACGATAAGCATCTAAACCATAAACTTCAGCATGTTGTATATAATTCATCGGTTTTATAACAGTTCCTGGCTTAACAAACATTCCTGTTTTACTACCTGGGTCATAAGTAAAAGTTGATTTTCCACTCCATCCACCAGGAGTAAATTTCCCTGCTCTCGGATGAGTTCCTCCATAATTGATTATATACCACCACGGAGCATTATTATCTAAATTTGCTATATTTCCAATTGCAAAGCTTACAAAAAAGGCATTGTCATTAATCTCATAATCAATTTCTTTTATTAAATGAACCTGACTGCTATTACTTGTTTTTGTATTTGCTTTAATAAAATTTATTAAATCTTTATAAATATCTTTTCCTATAGCTATAAAATCTTTTTTTAACTGTTTTTCTTGCAAATAAACTGATCTGATTTCATTCTGCAATGAAAAATCGCCTTTAAGCTCAATACTAAACATATTATTCTCTTTTTTATAAGGTTTCTTCTGTGGTTAATAAAACAATAATATAATTTCCCGCTTCTTTAATTTGCATTCTATTTCCATTTGCAGGTTTGAATCCATAATAATATTCAGAATCTATCTGAATTTTCTGACTTTTCTCAATTAAACTTTTATGTCTTTTTTCACAGGTTATCTCTTTAACGCCTCCCGATTCTATACCAGGTAAACGCCATTTTGCAGATGCATACCCTAAATCTTGAACAATAGCTTTAACAGGAAAAGAATTTAACATGGTTTTAGTTTTATCATCATAATTAGGGTCATTAGTAGTTTCTTGAGCAACATAAACTCGAATATATTGACCTACATATTTAAATAGTCTGTCTAATTCGTTCATATTTTACCTGCGATTTTTAGTTACATGTTTAGAAAAATTGTTAAATATTCTCGTAATTTCTTCTCTGATATTTTCCCCCCAATAACTATTAATGAATCCTTGATATAAACACCATGTTAAAATATTAGCTATAGATGCCCCTATAATTGTTTTAACAATCATATTCATTTTATTTTACGAAACTATTAATTTCGTCCTCGGTTAATCCTAATGCTTTCAGTTTAGCTGTAGCTGATAATTTTGTTATTTTTTTAATCTCTTGAATTTCTTCTAAATTTTTTTTATCATTAAAAGCTTTTTCATTAGTAACTGAAGTTACATCAGTAAAATCTCCTCCAAAATTTTTATTAATATCGTCTATTGAAAGAGAACCTGATACATCTACGACTATGTGATTATTTAAATTTTTATAATATTTAATCATATATTATCCTTAAATTGCTAAATAAAATACTGTAACCGTTCCTGTAGGAGAACCTGTTTTACCCCAAGTTAAAGTAAATCCGTCATTATCAAAACTGGAAACATAAGCTGATGAAAATACACCAGAACCTACATTAATAAAAATACTATAAGAAGAAGCTGTTATTCCCCAAGTATTATCAACGGCTGCGCCTCGGTCGAATAATGCAGAATGAATAGTGCCATTATCCATTCCCATAGACAATTGAAATAAAGCCGAATCAACACAAGCCATTAAAATCAATTTAGAAGGTTTAAACCCTAATCCAGTAATAGATTGAGTTTCAGTCGATGATAAATCATGAGTAAAACTACCAGATGAATATACTGTTCTTAAATTACCAGAATAATCTTCTATTTTTCCAAATTTCATTATGCAACCACCTTTATATTCCATGTTCCTGTTATAGTTCCATAACTCGTCAAATTAATAGTTAATGTATTAGTATCTGTTGCAGTTGCGTCGTCTGGCAAAATCAATTTATCAGTATTATCATAAATAAAATACCCTGTATATTTTATCCCTAAATTATGAGTAACAGTTAAAACACCTACCGTCAAATTTGAGGAAGTAAACGAAGCAGAATATACTTTAGCTATTTTAGCAATAGTAACACTAACGGAACCATCTGTTAAACTTCCTGTAGTTTGAATGTTATTAGAACCGCAGTTTAATAAAGCATTAATATCAATACTCGTATCGGCAGTCAAATCTAAGTGTCCATCATCAATTGAAGAAACGTGGATTGCAGCGTCACGAAATCTTAACTGATTAGTGGTAGCAAACATAGCAGGACTGTTAAAATCAATAATAACATCAGCCGTAATATCTAAATGACCGTCGTCATTAGCTGCAATATAAACACCAGTATCCCAAAATCTTAATTGGTTAGACCCTGTAATCTGAACATTTCCGTTCAAATCAATACTTATATCTGCAGTCAAATCCAAATGACCATCGTCTATAGAGTTTATATAAATAGCCGAATCTCTAAATTGAACTTTATTAGCAACGTTAAGTAAGGTGTCTACAGAAAAAGCATAATAATTATTAGCGTCAAATTCGATTAATTTAATTGCTCCACCTGCATCAGTTAATCTAGTAGTAACTGTAACATAATTATTATCACGAACATAATTAACCGTATTAACAGATGAATGAGTTTCAATAGCAGTTGCACATGAAGAAAATAAATTATTTATAATAAAATTAGAAGTTGTAGTAACATCGTTCAAATAAATTCCTCTGTTGGCTCCTGTTCCTCCATTAAAAATATTACCTTCCACAGTAGAATTTGAAACTTTATGTAAATAAAGAACAGTCTTTCCTGCATCTCCAGAAGAAATTTGGTTACCTTTAATTAAATTTTTAGTCGAAACTTGAGAATCTCCAGTAATCCAAACTACATAATCGGCAGCAAATGCGCTTGTATTGGAAATAGCATTACTTATAATCTGAAGATTAGATGAACCTCGTGAATAAATCGGCAATTTAGCCGTTGTAATTGTATTATTAAATAAATATACGAATGAACTATAATATAATTCTACACCTCGACAAGTTGATATTGCAGAAAAATCGTTAATAAAATTATTAACAATATTAACATAAGAACCATAAATCATTATTCCAGCAATATAACAATCCTCAATACGACAATTTTCAATAATATTATATTTGCAATTGCTACCGCCGTCTAATCTAATACCATAACTATTTCCATTATCAATATAAACATTCTCAATTCTGACGTTTTGAGCTGTTGTAAAATAGATGGTATCATAAGAAGCATTTTTACTTCCGTTTATTTTTAAATCTGCTATTCTACAATTGATAACACTTGCTGCATAAATAATTTGTCCAGTTGCTGTCCATGCAGAAGCATCTAAATATGTTCCAAATCCAGAACCTATTAATTGAGTATTAGAATAATCAATTACTATAGGACTATCAACTACATAAGTGCCTTCTGGAAGATATACAGTTCCTCCTTCTGAACCTAAAGCATCAATTGCTGAATTAATTCCAGCAGATGTGAAAACTTTACACATTACATATTTATCGCTGATTTGAAAAGAACCTACAGGAGTTCCATCACCAAAATAAAAAGAACCTTCTGTAATAAAATTACCTGTACCTATATCTAAACTACCTCCATCAGATAAAATAACATCCGCTAACCAAGTAGATAATTCAGTATATTCAGAAGAAGTTAAATGATAATATTCATTTGTAGTTCCACCTTGTAAAGAACTCAAATCATTATGATTAAAATCAGAAGCTGATTGGTCGCCTGTATTAGTACCAGATAAATTACTTAAATTAATCAAATCATTATCAGAAACATATCTCTTATTTGTAAAATCTGAAATATTATCAGTAGATAAAGAAACCACTCCTTGCTGTCCATTTACACTAACAACCGCATTAGAATTAATAGATTTTTGCCATATACTACCATTATATACTATCCAATCTCCCTCAGAAAAAGTTTGACTACCGCTTCCTAAATTCTGAGTTCCAGAAACAGAACATAAATAAACATCTCCATTATCTCCTGTTCCATCAACAAGAATAGGAACATTTGTATTGGCATTCCATGTTCCTTTATATTCCATTATTGTAGATGGTAATTGGGCGATGGGAACTTTCCCTCCTGCATCTAATTCTGCAACGCCATTATTTACCCCTTTTTGAGAAACTAAAATATAAGAACCTAAATCGGTAATATCAGATTCAACATGAGAATGTCCTACATCAGTTTTTCCTGATAAAATTAAATTTAAATCAGTTTGGTTTGATAAAGTACCAGTTATATTTCCCCATTCAGCACTTGTAGGATATGCAACAGGCTTCCATAAACCAGTAGCTTCATCGTAAGCTATTAAATTAGTATCTGCCAAACCTGACAAATCTACATCCGTTAAATCTGATAGAGCCGAGGCTCCTCCGCTACCACCGCTTCCTAAATTCACATAAAGAACGCCATTATTGCTATATTGCCAAGTTTGTGTAGCAACATGATAACGAATAGTCGGTTGAGTATCGCCAGGATTTGCATCGTTAGCTATAATTTCTTTGTCTGCATCATTTGTTCCATCGCCAATATGAAATCTATTAGAATTGGTTGCAGTATCTGTATTTTGCGTATGTTTTTTACTAACTGCATCCGCTAAATTAACTTCAGTTTGAGTATAAGAATCTAACAAGATTTGATTAAGATGAGTATGAATTAAAGCGTGATTATATGCAACTAAATGGGCAGTAAAAAATCCATCTACTTGTGCTATAGTATAATAATGTGTATCATGGTCATGTGTAATTAAAGAATACGCAGCAAGCAGAGCATCTATCTCTGTTTCGGTATAATAAAGAAAATTCAATACACCGTTATCTAATTCAGTTTCTGTATAATATAAATCGTCATGAGCATGACTTAAAGCAGCTTTTGTAGCTAATAATGCTGCTATTTCAGCTTTTGTGTATTTATCTAAATCTGTAATTTGAGATTCGGTATGAACATGGTCGGTATCCGATTTTGAAGAAAGTAAAGAGTTTACTTCCGCTTGAGTATATTTATCTAAATCAGTAATAGCCGATTCAGGATGAGTATGTGTAGAAGAAGCTTTAGCTGCCAATGCTGCATCTAAATAAGAACGTCCATATTTATCTAAATCAGATATTTCAGATTCGGTGTGAACATGTCCAACATCAGATTTATTAGCTAATTCTGAACTAATTTTATAAGCACTCCATAATTCAATTAAAGAAACAGAACTATCGTTAATAATACGATGTTTAGTTTCAGTATAATTTGTCAATTGGTTATGGTCAATTAAAGCTTGATTTAAACCTATTTTACCTCCTGACATAATAACTTGAGAACCATCAACAAAATTTTCTAAAAAGGTAGAAAATGCAATATTGACCCATTTATTAAGAGATTTATCATATTTTACAATATGAGAAGTTTCTAAACCGCTAACATTAGCATCCGCTAATTCTCCTAAAGTCGGAATTTCCGCAAGTTCTGTTTTAACAACTTTGTCAATAGTATTAAAATTAACTGTAACGATTTCTTTTTCTTTGAAAGTTACAGTAATAGGAGTTTTTTCAGCATGACTAATAGTAATGCTTTTTTCTTTAAAAGTATCAGACATGTTAGCTTCCTATTCTCGTCGGACGCAATACAGTTAATTTTCCTTCATAAAGAACATCTTCATCTAAATCATCGCCAGTTTCTCCATCGCTAAATTCAACAGAATACCAATATTGACCAACGTCTAATGAATTAGTATCAGTTTTAGTTAAATGAATCTCAGTTTTTCCATTTACAGCATCGGTATGGGTAGTAACAGTTTTAGTTAATTCAGCAGAAGAATCTGCATCTGCTTTTTTAGTTTTAACAATAAAATAGATGGTATAATCTGTAATATCAATTGCAGCCCCGTCTTTTTCAAACTGCAGCTCGAACGTTTTAGTTTTATTTTTATAAATTTCTAAATCAATATTTTTATCGCAATCCATGATTATACCCCTTAATCTTCTAAATCAATTAGTCCTGTCCATCCGTTGCTCGACTTAACGCTCTTAATTAAACGTGCAATTCTTGTTTCTTTATCTTGAGTGCGTGGAAATTTAACAGTTACATTCGGCAATTTGTATTCCGACCAATCAGGATTAATCAATATAGCAGTTACCATAGCTATTAAATCTAATTCTTTATTTGAAGGAGTAGGTTCAAAATAATAAGAACTTTCGCCGTCATCTTCTAATTCAAAATCTTTACAGTCATCATATAAACTCAAATAAACCAAAGACGCTCGAATCCAATCTGTTAATTCAGTATCTGAATATTTAGCATAATAAGTATAAGCGAATTCAAATTCATCACCTGCTGCAAATGTGCCTACCATTGTTATTTTATTAGTAGTGCTTGAATATGAATAACTTTCTCCGCTATCTAAAGCTGCCCCGTTATTAGTAACTGCGCTTATTGCACTTACATTACTTTCGGTTAAAGTAAAAATTTTAGAAGAAACATAAGTATGAACTTCCCTGCCATTTTTTAAAGCATCGTCTATTAATGCTCTTACTTTTGTGATTACAGAACTTAACATTTTTTTCTCCTAATCATCAAAATTTCTTTTCCACGATTTCCTAAAAATTCAAAACCGAATTCGGTCAGTATTTTCAATAAAGGATTTTTTTTATTAATTTTAAAAAAAACTTCGTCGGTAACAAATTGATTTAATGCAGCAAGTAGGAAGGAAGCTGTATGAGTATTGCCTAAAATTTTAACATATTTACGAGAAAAATTATCAGAATAACCTAAAACTAACAAAACTCCATTTCCTTCGCTATCATAAATAAGATAATCTCCATTTTCTATATTTTTTAAAATGATTTCGGGATTTTCTTTAATAAATAATCTTAAATTATTTTTGGTAAAATAAAAATCTAAATATAAATCTTGGTTTTCTGAAAAAATTTCAAATAACAGTCTTGTTTCTTTTTTATTTAATTTACTATTTTTAATTTTTATCATAGGTCTACTCTCATTAGAAAGTTATCTATCCCTATTATAATTATATCATATTATATATACGTTTGTCAAGTCCTACTCTTTAACTTGAAACATATTCAATAATATCAATTTTAATACCTTTAAAATAATTTATCCAATATTTTCTATTAAAATTTGTTTTTGTATGACATTGCTTACATAATGTAATTAAATTATTTTTTGAACAATTATGTTTATTATAATCTATATGATGAACGCATAAATTAAAATTTCTTCCGCAAATTTGACATCTATTATCATCTCTGAGTTTTATGTTCAACTTTAATTTTTTATTAAATTCAATTGAATAAGGTTCATAAGCTAAACCGTGAATATAAGCAGGATTATTTTGACCTTTATTAGCACATTCTTTACAACGAATTGCTTGTTTTTTAGATATAATTTTATTACAATCTAAACAATGATATTTTAAATTTTTGTTGTTTTGATAGCGATATTTAATATTACATTTTTTACATCTTTTAGCTGCATAAGATTTATTATTTCTGGCTAAAAGTTTTCCGCAATCTTTACAATGATTTTTATGATTTTCTTTATGTGCTTCTGAATTAGTTCGAGCAATGATATTGTATAATTTTAATCTATTGATAATAACAGTTCGATGACAATTAAAAAAATATGAAATTTCAGTAGTCGATAATCTTTCTACTACATATTTTTCATATAACCATTCTTTATCAATATTTATTTTATGCGACATATATCCCTTTCGGGAGAGAGGGGGGAAATTAATCCCACCCTCTCTAAATTACTATACAGACTCAACTTAAACGATGTCTGCCGTACACTTTACAATCGCCTTCGGGTTTAAAATTGCCCAAATAATCTGTTCATAGGCAACTACACCATATCCGAGAGTATCAGTTCCAGACACATTGGTTGGAGTCTTGTCAATGATGATAGCACGTTGTGCATTGTCAACATCTGCACCCATATACTGTGCAATCTGCGGACTAATTTTCCGACGCACGAACGCTATCGGTTTTCCATCAGCCAAACGAGAATTACGAGCAATGATGAAGAAACGGTCTGCATCCATCAACGGCTCCATAACTGAATCGCCAGTATATTTTACAGTACCAAATACCTTAACAACTTTGATACCGAGTTTGGCAATCATTTCTTTAAGAGTCACGTTGTAATTAAATGTAGCAGCTTTTTCTTTATCAAACGCATCAATTTTCGCCATTACATCAGAACCGCAAAGCATGATGTAATTATCGCCATAATCCTCAACTGCCTGTTTCGCCTGAAGAATGACATCATACAAATCTTCAGCAGAATCAAGAGTTACCGTCTGAACTGCAGAGGAATCAGTAATTGCTTTAAGAATCAATCGCAATTCCAATTTATCCAATGCATGAGCCAAACGTGCTTTTTTGCGACCAAGAACCTGCTGGTCAGGTGACTGAATAACGCTGTCCAGAAGAACATATTCTTTCTTCGAATTCAGACCCTGGAACGTAAGTTCGGTAACATCAAGCGGACTACGTTTCACAACCGTCAACGCACCAGTTGAAGTATTGACCTGGTAAATTTCGTCGTCGTCGGTATCCTGAGATGCATAATACCAAGCCTTCTCGCCAGGTTCAACAACATGAACGTCGGCGATTTCCATAATCTCAACAGGAACGGGAAGGTTGTTATTAATCGGTTCACCAATATACTTTGCAATTTCTAACTGAATTCCATCATAAAGTTCCATGACTATCTCCTTTTGTTTTATTTACCAAATGCTACTTTGTTTATCTGTTCACGAATTTTACGATAATGGTCATCCTTTGAAGCGGTCGAAAGATTATCTCCAACTGTTTCTTTCGCTACTTTAGGTACTATCGTTTCACTCTGAACTTTTTTCAAAGCAGCTATCTCGTAATCCTTATCATCAAGAATCTGCTCATCTGTCATATCTTTGGCAAAAATGCCTAATGATTCTTTGCGTTCAAGGATTTTTTGAGCGTTTGCTTTATACATCTCCGTCTGTTTTACTGCTTCTTCCAACTCTTTATCTTTTTTATAGGTTTCATAAGTTGCAGTTTCTATTACACTATTTGCAAAATCTAACTCTTGAACAGCGAGAGTTTTATTATCTTTAACTTCGCTTAATTGTCCTTTGAGTTCTTTTGCAATTAAAAGTAATTTTTTATACTTTTTTTCAAGTTTATTAATCTTGTTATTAGCGGTTTCTAATTCTTCGGTTTTTTGTTTCTTAATGGCTATTACCTTTTCTGCCATTTTTTTAATACCATCTTTAAACTTTTTACTTTCCACTATATCTGCCTCCTTCTTTTCTTCAATTTTTTCTTCTTTAATTTCTTCTTTCATTTTCATATTTTTCACTTTACGAATTTTCTTAAAAGAAACGTCAAAAGGATAAATTAAATTACATTGACGACAACGAACTTCTTGTGTAGGAGCATTATATAAAGTGTCTATAGGCTGAACATTTGAACATTGAGGACAAGTAGTTTTAGTTTCATAAACAAAATCAACCATTGATAAAGCTTCTGGTTTGTTAGTGTCATAAAATTCAACTTCATATTCTTTTCCGCAACCATTACATTTTAATTCTTGTTTATTTTCTTCGTTTTTCAAAACAATAAAACTGCCATTGCAATTAGGACATTGTAATTTATAATCTTTAATTTGAGGTGGATAAATAATTTTACCTGTTCTATCAACAACAGAAAAACAATGAGGACAATTCAGCTGTAATACATCTAATGATGCAGGAATAAAACTCTTTTGACAATTCTGACAATTAATAGTTTCTTGTTTAATATCCTCTGCAAAAATAATATCTGAATCTTGATATTTAGAAGCATAAATTAAACAATCTTCGCTGACTGAATTTGACAAATCTTTAGCCATTTCTAATACTTTAGCGTCTTTGAAAGCAGGTTCTTCTCCATTTTCTTCAAAAATTAAAGCTCCACCTGCCATCTGCATATTATGTAATTCATAAGTTCCATTAGTTAAAATTTTTCTCGCTTTACGAGGTGACCAAATTTCAAAACTCGAAGAAAGTTTTCCTTTTTTTTGAAAATTAACTGCCTTTTCCCATAATTCAGGATAGACACTCTTGAAAAATATACCATAAGCTATCGCTTGTTTTTTCTTGGTAATATATTTATAATCAGTATAGAATCCAACAATCATTTTTCTTTGATGTCCAATATTAACTGGACGACCTACAATTTGAGGCAATACTTTAGTAAATTCAGCTTCAGGTAAAATTGCTCCGTTGCTATTAGCCATATCTGTAAAAGAATAAATAGTCTTAAAAACACCTAAATCTTTAGAATCTCCTGCTAACAAAATTCCACGTTTCTTCGCAGATTCAAGTAAATCTTCTCGTTCTTTACCTGCTTCCAGAATTTCGATTTCGGAATCTTGTTCTACACATTTCAAAAAATTATTTACGATAGCACTATTCATGTCGACCCCTTTATTTAATCCGACTATTTGCAACTTTTACGGCATAAGTTTCTGCCACTTTACGAGAAGCTCCTTTACCTAATTTAAAAAAGAAAGCTGAATTGAAAATCTTCATCCACTTCTTTTTATTCGTTAATGTGAAATTTTTCACATTATCTGGCAATTCAGTTATTTTTGTATAGGGAGCAGTTTCTAAATCCTCGTCTGAAACCTCATCATTAGCTTTATTAAAATTTTGTTTTTCAACAGGATTTGTTTTTTCTTCTGGAATTTCTTTATTATGGTCAGCATTTGTATGCTGTTCAAAATTCTGAATAATAGGAGGATATAAAACTTCTTCCAATCCTTTTTCTTTTTCTCTGCGAATTCGAGTAACTTCAGCTTCAAACGGAACTTCTATTCCCATTTCTACAGCAGTCTGTCTACTAATAATACCTCTATCATAAAAACTGCGTAACATGGTACGAAATTTATCAGTCATAAAACCTTTAATTGGAGAACTGACAATATCGACTTCTAAATTCATATAAATAGGATGACTTTTTTTATTAATATCAATAATCTGATAAATAAGTTCTTTTAAAATATGTTCTTTAAAATCAGCAACGCCTCTTTCGATTTCCTGAACAAAAGCGGTAGGATTTAAAATAGATTCTTTGCGAGAAGAAGCTACAGATTCTGCAATATCTAAAAATCCAAAACCGCCTAAGATTGCTTTTTCTGCGATAGTAAATAAGGAAGCGTCAAACATCGGGCGTAAATCGGGAATTAAATGCTGAATTTCTTCATCCCATTGAGTAGCTCTTGATAAAGCTTGAGCTTTATTTGATGCAAAAGTGTCCTCAATTGTGGCTTTTAAATCAGCAATGATGTCTTTCAATTCTTTATCGCTATAAATTTTACCTTGATTATTTTTCAATTCTGATAAAGCCAAAGCTTCGCTACCTTTTTTCAATAAAAACATATAAGGAATAACTTGATTTAATAACTCGCTCTGTTTATCTTTTAAGGCTTCAATAATTCTATAATTAGTATAAATACCTCTTTTAATCATGAACGGAACGGGATAATCATCGAACCATCTCGCAAAAGGTTTTGTAAAAATTATACCTTCATCAAGCAATTCTTGATGGTCACGACCTAAATAATATTTCTGAGTTCCTAATTGGATTTTAGAATTTTTATTTTCAACATAAACACTTTCGCCATCCACAAAAAACATTTTTACAGGCAATTGAATTCCATCAACAGTTTCCCATTTAACAACTTTCAAAATAGGAAAAGAAGATGATTTCCATCTTTCTTTAAAATATTCTTCTGCCAAAGAACTAATACCTCTCGGTAATTTTCCTTGATAATCTGCATTAATTTCTCTATCTAACCATTTTTTCAATACTTTATTAAATTGTTTGTTATCAGTTTCAACACTATAATTTACTCTGGCACTTGTAACAAGAAAATCGCTTAATGAATCTATAAGTCCTGTAATATCATTAGCTTGCATAACCTTAACGGCACTAACTTGATTATGAAATTCAGTCGGTGTAGATATTTTTTTAGAGAGAATGCCAAATAAAGTATTTATTAATATGCCGTTTACTTCGTTACTCGTTGCCATAATATTCTCCATTAATTAGCTTGCACAAACACCAATTCCCCAATTTGATTTATTAGCAGATGGTTTGGTTCTTTTTTCTAAATCTTTTTTCCATTCCATTATCGCCCAAACCTGGAATGCTTGGTGTCTATGGTCACGATTGATTTTTGATTTATATTTAACTCTCAAATTTTTAGAAGAAATCATATTATTGAATTCTTTATCCATTTGAGGGTCATATAAGCAGTCGATTTGCTCACTATAAAAAATCTTTTTCAAGCGAGAAATTGACCAATCGCTCATATACTCTTGTTCGTATTCCAATTGACCTTCTTTATTTCTAATTGGATTGCCTTTTTCATCATACTTTAAATCAACTTCTATTTTTTCTTGAAAAGCAACCCAACATAATTTACTACTGTCATATTTTTTATTTAAATTACGATAAACTTGTTTTCCACCAGAATCGCTACAATCAATTCCCGTATATTCAGCTTGCAATTTTTCTATTAAATATTCAAAAATCTGGCTTTGTTCATCTGGTGTCATTTTAAATAATGTTATACTATATATATATTTGTAAAACGGATTTTCTCCTTCTTTCGGCAATTCAAACACTACAATAATTTCTGTAATATTTTCACCAAAATCAGAAGATATAAATGTAAAAGAAGCATTATTTAATCTTTCAATAATTAATTTACGTTCTAAAAGATTACTAATTAATTTACCGCTTTCATCAAACAATGCATCGTCTTTATGAAATTCGAAATGTTTAACTGGTTTATTTTTATTTTTAGGAAAATAACATTTTCTTACACGTTCAATATCATAAACTCCTTCCATATCTTCAATAACTTCTGCCATAACATGAATTTTATATGAAGGAGAATTTTCATCGCCATAATCCGAAATTGCTTCTATTTTTCTATCCTTGTTCCATGTAGGCGAAACAATCTGCGGAATATTTACGAGTTTATTCTGATTTCTAATATCAAAAAATATGTTTCCTGCAGGAGAATCTTTTGTAAAAGCTGTAATTCCTGCAAATCTGTTTATTACTCCATATTCACTTGTTGCCTGGGAACGACGTTTAACGACTTCATGAACTTCGTATTGAGTTTCGTCTTGATAACTTTTAGATACATGCAAAGATTCCCAAGAACTACCAGGATGCATACCGCTTAAATTTTGATTAACACCGTAAACTACATGTCCAAGAGGTGTTTTTAAAACATACGGTTTTCTGCGTGTTTGTAATTCAAACAAAGCAAAAAATGGATGTTTTTTCATGATTTCAATATAAGGTTCGCAAATTTTCGAAACGTGAGCTTCATCAAAAGAAGAAACGGCTGCTGCCCAGTCGAAAAAATTATGAACGGTATCAAAGAGCAAATCTACAAGCAACGCCAATAAGGTTTTTCCAGTCTTACGACCAGTAAAATAATATCCTTCTCCTGCGCCTTTTTTCAATTCAAAATTTTCAGATTTTGACAGTAACGGGTCATCAGCTATTAAATATTCAAAACTTAAATAAGGAATCTGATATAATCTAATTTTTGCACAATCTACATCGTCAAATTGCTGCAACGATTCATGATTTTTTAATTCTGCCGTAAATAAACATTCTGCAAATGTTAAGGGGTCTTTCAAATAACCCATTAATTCTGCGTCTTGTTCTGATAGTTTTTCTAATAACATAATCAACCGCCGAAAAGATAGAAATTGGATGAACAGAGGGAACTTTGGCAAGTATGCCGAGCAGAAGTAATTAGAGGACGGATTTTTGAATCGCTATAGATATAATATCTTACTTGATGATTCCTGCCACTTCAAATCCGTCAAAAAGCCAAAATCTTCCTTGAATTATAAATTGCCTTCCTTTGCAACTGATTTTATTTCTTTATAATCCTTTTCTTTAATATAAATTTTTTCGTACATTCCTCTCATATATTCTTCAGAAACTCCAAATATATCAGCAGATTCTTTAAAACTAATCTTTTTTTCATCTATTAATTTCATCATTGTTTCAGAATAAATAAAAGTTCCTCTAAAACAACGAAAATCAAATGTATTATAATCGGCTACTTTTCTTAATAAAAGAACGATTTTACCGCAATTAAGGTCAGGACATTTAAATAAAAATAAACCACGGTGTTCAACTGCATAATTGTTTATTTTTTTACAAAGTCTTTGCCAAAACTGCATCCATCCTTCTTGCTGAGATTCATTCAACCCTAATTTAGCTTTCAAATCTAAATTTTGTTTCTGCAAACTTGTTAAAGAATCAAGCACAAATTTACTCGGAATTTCTGGATTAGCCTGATTCGTTAAATCATATATTTTAATTTTGATTCTATTTTCTAAAAGAGTATTATAAACTAAAGTTTTTAAATCTTCTAAATCATTAAAATTTTCAATATGATGATGCTCTGTATAATTATTATAAATTTTATTAGCGTTTTTTTCTTCTTCTTTTGTTAAACCAATCCACTCGATTTTATTTTCTTCTCTCGTAAGTTGTTTAATAGCAATATCTTCTAATTCTTCCTGTGATTTATTCCGATATTGCTTTAATTTTCCTAATTGCTCAATTTTGGATTTAATTTGTTCGTTTGTCATCTTCTCTCTCTATTACAATTATAACATACTATATATATAGTTGTCAAATCGTATTTGTAAATTATTGAAAATAAAAGAGATACAATTATGCCGTTTTTACTATTTTTTCATATTCAAAACAGTCAAAATTATAACTATAATAAAATCAATAACTTATGTTTTCTATTTTTTAATATTTTTTACAAATGATATGTAAAAAAACAGAAAAAATTATTTTTCTCCGCTATCTGGCATAGTCTGTTCCATATTCTCGCAAGGTTTCTGTTTAAAAGAAGCACACTCATCTACAGACACTTGCAAACCAAAAAGCGTTTTTAATTCATAAATCTTATTATTAACATGACAATTATTAATACGGCTATATTCGTTATATTTAAGACAATTTTTGCACTTCATAATAACTCTCCTTTTGATATGTTCATAATTATTGAACAAGGTATTTATTTAATTCTTTTAAAATAGACTGCAACTCATCTAATTTATTAAATGGGATATTAATTCCCTTTTTTGTAGGAAAAAATACGCCATGAGATTTTTCATTATTAACATTCAATCTGACATCAATACGATATTCTCCTTTTATTTTATTTAAAGAAATAAGCAATTTACTGTTTTGCGTTAAAATCAATTCCCCTATAACTTTATTTTCAATTTTAGACTTCATCTTTAATCTCTTTAATTTTATTTTCTGTATAATTTTTTAATTCTTTATTCATTTCTGCAATTAAAATAAAAAGTTCTTCCCAAGTTATTGCATTGTCATCTAATTTTTTATAAATAGCTTTTAATTTTTTATCTATTTCTTTTTTAGTCATAATTACATTCCTTTACAGCAAATACAAACAAAATTCTTTTTTCTTTCGTCGGTATATAAATCCTCGTGTCCTAAAGTAATTCTAATTAAAATTTCTTGTTTACACTTAGTGCAAACCCAAGAAACTCTTTTTTTACGTTTTTTAACAATTAATTCTTTACGTTCTCTTTTGATTTGTCTATCTAATTTTGTCATATTAAATCCTATGTAATAATTTTCTATAAGACAGAATAACTTCTGACATTAAATTAAAATGACAATTTGGGCAAACAAGTAAACAATTATTTAAAATAATTTTTTTCATTCCATCTTCAATAGTTACAAAGTCCTCTGCTTTGTATGCATCTCCATATTCAATTTTCTTTCTAATATTTTTATAAACGTGTTTATCACATATTTTACAGAATATTAAATTATCATTCATTTTATTTTTCCTTATTAATTTGATTAATTA